GAATTGGTGACGAAGAAAAAGTTTAGACTCTGTTGCCAAAGTTCCGTTTCCGTCATATCATACAAGAGAACATAGAAAATTTCAGGCAGAGTGCTCAAGATAGATATAGCGTGGGCGGCTCTGCCTGTTTTTGATTTGCAGGAGAGGAGGGCGCGCCATGGCAGATAACACAGTCGTACAGCGGTGCTGTTTATGCGACAGGGAGCTGAACGATACGAACGCATGGACGCTGCCTGAACGCTTTGGAAAGCGTTACTCCCCTTACTGCATCAAGTGTCAGCCCAAGGTTTACGACCAGCGGGCGGCAACAGTCGGCTACAAGCTTGCAATGTTCCTTTGCGCGGCAGAGTTCAATATGCCGTATATGCCTGATCTCTTTAAGGCAGCGCAGAAGCTCCAGAACGACAAGACGAACCCGTGGGCAGCATACACGGTGATCCTGTGTCAGAAAGGCTATCACAAGGGCGAGAGATTCGTTCAGTTCGTCGATGGCGTGACTGATATCAAGAAAGCCTTTGACGGCAAATCCGAGACGCTGTATGTCGACGATGAAATGCTCTGCGCAGAGGATTACGTTGAGGGGCGTGTGGCGCAGGAGAAGAAATGGGGCAAAGGCCCCACGGATCACCCTTACACGCAGGAAGATTACGACAAGCTTGACCGCATTTACTCGGCCATAGCGGATGGTAGACCCGCAATAGGCCCTCAGACGCAGATGGCGATAGAGAAAATATCTCGGTGGACACTTGAACAGGATTATTACTTTTACAACGGCGACCCGCAGAAGGCAAAACTGCTGGGTGACCTGATAAAAAGCGAGATGGAAAACGAACAGCTTCGCAAGAAAGACGAGCTTCCGCAAGACCTCGAAAAGCTTGACGGCATAGTGAGAGCACTCGAAGCCAAAGGACTGCTTGGACTGCCATTCCCGGAACTGCTGGCAAAGCTCCATCCTGAGTACCAAATGACAAAGGACGCGGCGGAGCAGATTCTCCTCGCGATTTACAACACAAGCGCGTGGAACGAGGGACGCGCAGAGGTGGCCAGCCTGCCGCCCTCGCTCCGGCTTGATGACGAGCTGGGCGAGTTCATGCAAGAGCCCGACGAGGTCGAAAAAGAGATTTACCGCAAGCTCGACCTTGTCCGCGGTGATGCGAAATGAGGAAGGACTACGTTTACAGCCGCAGAAGCGGCGGTTTCATCAAAAAGCAGACCCGACAGGGTGTCAACTATGATGACTTCACCGACGAATGGTGGGCGCTTCTAATATCGTTTTTCCGGTATTATCCAGATTATCTGGAAGATATCACAGAGAATCCGAACTGCAAATATCACAACAGTCTGATAGGCCGCATAATGCGGCGAGCAATGGTACGTTACCGCATGGTGGACATCATAGGTTCGCGCGGAACGACCAAAACCAGCGCCGTGATAAGTTCGGCAAGCAATAAAGGCATCTTATACCCCGGCGAAGTCACAGCGTATTACGGCCCTTCCAATAAGCAGACAGCAAAGATCGCGTCGGAGGCGTGGCACGAATATCAGTACAACTACCCGTATTTGGCGAAGCACTGGAACGTTAACAATGATTCGTCGGACACCTTCAAGATAAGCACGGCAGAGGGCAGCGCAGTCGAAGTCGCAATAGACCGAGGACGCAATACCCACTGTGTCATAGGCGAAGAGTGTGGTCAGGAGGACGGCTCAGTTCCATTCAACTGGTCAGACTTCAATCAGGTGGTCAAGGCAACAAACCGTTTGCAGCACCTGATTGATGGCGTTCCGGATCCGTCTCACCAAGACCTTGCCGAGATATACATCACGTCGGCAAGCTCGAAAGAGAACCCCGCCTACAGCGTTTACATCAAGGCGCGCAAGAAAATGGCTGATGGTGAAAGCGCTTTTGCTTGCGCGATCCCTTGGCAAGTTCCCGTTTTGTGTCATGTAAGGCCGTTTGAATATTACGACGGACTGAGAGACACGCTGACGAAAGAAGAGTTCATGCGTGAGTGCGAATCCAAATGCACCGGCAGCGTGGACAATCCCCTCCTTCGAGATCAGTATGTGCAGGACGCTAAGACGCTGACCATTATGGAGGACAGGCATTGCGGCGACCCGAACGTGCGGTACTACATAGGCTACGACGTCTCGTACCGACAGAGAAATGGCAATGCAATGTGCGCCGAGGTAGTGTTGAAAACCTACGAGCAGCGCAGGAGTACCAGTTTTAAGAAAGACTGTGTTTATTTGACCGACCTTCCCCCGCTTGATGCGGAGCGGCAGGCGCGGAGAATAAAGAACCGTTGGGCGCAGTACCGTCTTGAGGGAGCGCCTGAACCAATCATCGTTATTGACTCATGGCAGTTCGGTGAGGCTGTTGTGCAGCAGCTCCATAGAGACCTTGGAGATGGGCTTCCGCCCCTCTGTACGGTCAACAATGACGACCGATACCTCGATTTGGTTCAGAAAAACGCAAAACCGTGTATTTATTCACTTTATGCAACACCGGGGCGCAGTGGCGCAGACCCCAACATCGACATGCTCGACTACCTCACACGAGAGTTTGAACATGGCAATGTGGGATTGCTAATAACCAACGTACACGAGGGTACACGGGCTTATAAAATGGCACACAACATCAAGGATGATACGCAGGATGTCAAAATCCAGCATCCGTACATCAAGACCAAGGAACTGTGCGACCAAATAGCTAACCTGCGCCGAAAGAAAACTGGCAGCGGTTGGACGCAGGAAGAGATAAACAAGCACATCAACAAGGACTTGTGGTCGGCAATGATGTACGCCGCGAGGCCGATAAAGCTTGACGAGGATGCTTTCGTAGCGTCGCAGAACCGGCGCAAGAGTAGCTATCAGGAAGCGGCTGAACATCTCGACAGTGAGATAACATACGCGCCGGTGAGGACGCGGAGCGTCAGACGCCTTGGCCGAGGAGCAATAGTTTGATGGATATTACGAAAAACAAGCTGTGGGCGCTTCCCACGACTGATAAGAACCTGAAATTGCAGGAAACATTCAGCCATTTCTACTCTGACGCAGACCATATACTGATAATTTCTTCCGATAAGCCAAAGGGCGCGATAGAGGTCACGCCTGACCTCGAATACCTCCTGGCACAGTCCGATTGGCTGTGGATATGGAGCGAAAGTAACGCGGTCCGATGCGAGGAAGAACTAAAATACCGCAAAGAGCTTGACGATTACATGAAGGACTTTGAGAAGCGCTTCTTCGCAGAGCTCGATAAAATGCAGAAAGGTGGAGCGGACATTGGAAATACAGCAGATGGGGCCGATGGAAGCTCCGGCAGCGACGAGCTATAAAGCACTCGGAGAGATATTGCAGAAAGCCAACAGCATGTACGGCGGCATGGGAATGAGCGACTATTTCACCGCTTTTTCCGCTGCCGGTGGGCTTGGATTTCTGAACAACTGGCCGCAGATACAGAATACCCGCGTAAAGGGCATAAACACACGCCCTGCCGAGTTCACCAAAGATCAGATAAGCACGATGGTGCAAAACCCGGATGGCAGCGAAAAGAGCCTGAGAGCGGTTTCTGCGTCACTTGCGTACAGCACCAAGACTTATGATCTGATCCTCAAGACCTATCCCGATACGCTTACCTATTCATGGTACGTATATCCCACGTACACCGATGCAGAGGTAAGCAAAAAGGATAAATTGCGCGACATGCTGCTTGCGCAGCGGCTCGTTCAGACTGTGGGGGCGAAAGAAAAAGCCCATGAGCTGTGTGGACTGTGCATGAAATACGGCAAAGTGTTTGTTACCCCGCGTATTTCGGTCGACAAGAGCCACAATAAGATAAACTACGCTTTCTTGCAGGAGCTCCCTATGGACTGGTGCAAGATCGTAGGTTACAACAACGGACCCGGCAAGTACACAGTGGCATTTAACCTTTTCTACTTCATGCGACCGGGCAACGACTGGCGTCAATTCGGAGACCTTTTCGAGCCGTACATGAGGGTTTTCGATGAGGTAGTTGTAAAAACGCCGGGAAAGTATGTTTACAACACCATCGACACGGACAAGTTCAAAGCCATTCACGCGAATGAGACAATAGGAAATCCCGAATGGGTGGCCGTAGGACGACAGTATTTCTACTGGGTAACGCTCCCCGCAGACAGGGTATTCACCATAGAAGTGGACGATACCACTCCCCTTGTTATCCCGCCGAACACCGGCATGTTCGTGTCGCTTACGCAGATACCTAATTACGAGGCGGCACAGCTCGAAATAATCCTCAATCCGTTGACGTCTGTGCTGACCGGCTCGCTTGAAACCTATGATCCGAAGAGCGCAACAGATAACGACCCCATAAGGGTCTCAGACACGACGAGGAAGCTTTTCGAGTATCTGTGGTATCAGATGCTCAACAAGAACAACACAAGCGGCATAGGGCTTTACCTTGCGCCTGCGAAGGACTTGAAGCTTCAGACGATTTCTGACACCGTGGCAAACACGGACATAAGCTCGACGGCGTATTCAGACCAAATTCTCAAAGCTGGTCTCCCCTCTCTCATCCCCACCACAAACGACCCAAAGGTCGGCGTGGCGCAGCTTTCCGCTTGGCTTGCGGCTTCTTATGCCAAGTTCATATATGGCAGCATGGAGCGGATTATGAACTGGATGATAGAGAGCCTGAACTGCAAGACCCCGATGCGCTTCAAAATGTTCGGCGACATCTTCAAGATAGATGACGAAATTGAGAACGCACGCAAGGGCATGACCAACGGCTGTCTCACCGATACGCTCAAATATGATGCGCTGTCCGGACACACGATACTTGACGATATTGCAATATCTGATTTTGTGGACGAAAGCGGCGTGATGGATAAGCGCAGACCGCTTGTGACATCGTATTCAGCCAAGCAGGATACCAGCGGACTTCCGCCGCAGGCAAAAAAGGAAATCTCCGAGGACGGGCGACCGGAAGAACGCGGCAGCATAAACAGCGAGACGCATGAGGAAGAGATATGAAAGATCTTGCTCAAGAGAAACCGCCTGAGTTATCTGCCGAAATGATAGCAATTATCAACCGACTGCTTCAAGAAGGCAAGCGGCTGGAAATTGCCGCGAAACCCAACGGGATTCACCTTTGGGAGATTAAAAACAAGAAAATAGAGATGTAAGGAACCTCATGTAGGAGGTTCGACAAAGCCAAAGCAGGGCTATTAGCACGAAGAAATTCGTGTTGGTAGCCCTGCTTTTTTATTTCACTGCAAGGGAGGAATGAGACTTGAGAGACTTTTACGCCGCATATCGGGAGGACAGATATTCCTTCCTTTATGAACCGATGCGCAGAGCTATGAGCGCGATGGGAAATGCCATGTGGAGTTTCGCGGCGATAAAAGAACAGACATGGTACAGCGGCTATGCGGCGCTGACACGAGCCATTCACGCGCTTGAACACAAGCAGCCGGAGTACATAGACCAGCTGAAAGACATCATGGCGAAGCTCGGTTTGCCGCTGGTTTATCCGACAATCCCGGAAATGCAGGACAGTTTTTCTTCCGTGGAAGAGGTGCTGGATAAGTGTATCAACCTCATCGACGGCGTTAACGACGGGCTGTCCGAGGTCATCGAGGTTTGCGACAATGCCAATTTCGAGCCGCTGGCACGCTATGCCGAGAACGTCCAGATGGAGAACTATCAGGACAGGCAGTGGCTGTGCGAGGCCAAGGCAATGGCGGAAAACGGCGGGATTAGCAGCACCAGTTTTGATAACTGGCTCAACCGCACGCTCAACGTGCCGCAGAAAGAGTGATGTCTTATGGCCAAGAACAGATACAAAGGCGCTGAAATAACGCGCACATCGCGAGGGCAACTAAAAATTCTGTCCTCTGGCGATAGAAAACTCTACCGGGTCGAGCTGTGGATGCTGAACGACAAGGTGAACCGCAACAACTGGAAGTACATCAACCTCGCGGCGCACCTGCCTGAGTTCAAGGACATTCCCATTCTGACGGCCTATCTCCCAAGCGGGAAGATCGGCGATGGGCACAACTACGACCTCAAGAGAGACCCGAAAACGGGTGAAACCTACGCTTCTTTTACTGCCGCCGATGCCGAGAGGATAGTCGGCTGGATCCCGAAAGATGCGGATATCCGCTTAGAGCGGAAAGAAGACACAAGCTGGATAGTGGCCTCGGCATTTCTGTGGAAATGGTACGCACCGGAATTGGTTGACATGATCGCTCGGCAGGGGAACGGCATGGAAATCTCCATAGAAACGCTGGTGACCAAAGAACATATGGAAGGCGACGTTGCGGTCGAAGAGGAATACGTAGTGCTCGGCGTCACCGTCCTTGGCGCGGGAGTTGCCCCGGCTGTAGCGGGTGCGACCATCCAGTCCCTCTCTGCGATGAGAAACAGCATGGAAAAGATGTGTCTCAAAGCTGCCTCATACGCAAAGGAAGCTACAGCCAAAACAACCACACACGACAAAGGAGTGAAAGAAAACATGATTGACAAAGCACGACTCAAGGCGCTGTCGGAGAAGTTCAACGGCTATACCGTGGTCGGCGCTTCGAGCGATCTGAAACTTCTGGCTCTTGTGAACGCGAACGGTGAGCCTTTTACCTACTCCGTCGAGGAGAGCGACAAGGGCAACATCATTCCTGACCGAATAATGAGAGCCAACGCCTACGTTTCCTACAAGATAGGCGAATCCGAAGTTCAGGCGAGTCTCGATGCCTTTATGGGCGAGGCTGAAATCCGCTACAACGCCGCAGCTGAGCAGGCAAAGACTGACGCAGATACCATCAAGCATCTTTCTGAGCAGATCACTGCGATGAAGAGCAAGGAGGACAAGCGCCGTCTGAGTGCCGCAAAAGCCGCCCTTGAGGATGAGTTCAAGCAGTGCAGCGGCGCGGAGGGCAAGTTCGACAGCGAAATCCTCAAAGACCTCAAGGCGAGGGTTGAGAACGGCGATTTCACCGCTCGTGAGGACGCTGACGGCAACTGGATCGGCGAAGCGGAAGTACGCATGAGTGTCAAGGCGCTGTGCATGGACGAGCAGAAGAAGCTCGACGAAGCAGCTGCCAAAGCAAGCGAGAAGCACTACTTCGACTTCAACAACATCAAAGGCAACTCTGGCGGCAGTCCGCGCACTTTCGGCGAGCTTTTCAAGGGCGACGCTCACGAATAATGAAAAAGGAGTGACAAAATAATGGCTTTTACTGAGAAAACCGCATTCCTTCCGAGAATGTGGAATAACCGCAACGACGACCTGCAGAACATCGCGGGTAAGTTCGGCAGCCTCTCCGGCACGACCTTCACCCCCGCTGACTGCTCCGCAGGCTTCATCTGCAATAAGGGCGCACACATGGCGACCGGCGGCTACCAGATGACCGCAGCCGCAGACGGCAAGCAGGACGTTTATTTCTGCAATCCCGGCGATGTCCAGCGCGGCGTGATCGGCAACGGTCTGTACGCAGAGGGTATCAACACTCTCGGCCTTGGCATCCCGTCCGGTGTACTGGACACCTTCTCCAAGGCTATTCCCGGCGAGACCTACGCTTTCGGCGAAGGCAACTTCTCCACCGCTGTAGATGCCACGACCAACATCTACGCCACCATCGCCAATGGACTGCTCGTCGGCACCAACGCCGCACCTGCAGCCGGTTCGGGCATCTACTTTGAGCTTGATAAGGGGCTCGGCATCGACGCCTGGACTGAGTCCAACTATAACGCGGGCAGCAGATTCAACATGCTGTGCCGCAAAGCATAAGGAAGGGAGGAAGCACAACAATGAATGAACTGCTGAAGTTTAACTCTGCCCTCGGCAACCTGACCAGCAAACCGCTGTCCGGTGACGAGTACGCAGACCTTGTTACTCGCGGTAGGATTCTCGCGCTTGAGAAGGCCGGTCGCGAGAAAAACAGAGCGCTTGCCGCTGCTGGCAAGCCCACTGAGGACTTTGCGTTTGCCTGCAACAGCGCGAAGGCTTTTGAGGAGCAGTGCCGAGAGTGGACTGATGACGTGCTCTACTTTGCCGCTTCCAAGGCAAATTCCGTTGTCGGCAAGTCTACTGACCGCAAGGATCGCAGCACTTTTGCCAATATGTCTCTCGCCACCGACCCCATCTTCCTCAAGGTCATGGCAACCATCATCGGGGCTACCTACTACCCCGTAACTCCTGCCCTCATTTCCCCGCTGGTGGGTGAAATGGTTTCCGTGGAGACCACACCCAAGGGCAAGACCAAGACCATCAACGTGACTTCCAACGCTGTGTTCCAGTACAGAGACACCTCTTGGACTGCTCTGCGCAGCGTGCCGCAGGATCAGCTCTACGGCAACACTATCACGCTCAACCCCAAGCCTTTTGCCACTCGCGGCGTTATCAACTTCTACCAGATGATCGGCAACGAGGGCAACCTCGTCGATACCGTCGCCGCAATGGCTGGCGGCTATGCGGCCTACATCATGCAGAAGTTCACCACCGCCTTCGTTGAGGTTGCGGGCAACACCAAGTACGTCCCCTCCGCTCTGAAAGCCACCAGCTACACGAGCAACAACTGGGCGACCGTCTGCCAGAACGTTGCAAAGGCTAACCGTGTTCGCCGCGATCAGCTCATCGGCTACGGTGATTTCATGGCGCTGCGCAATGTCATCCCCGATACCACCGGGCTTGCCAGCGCGATCATGTACCAGCTCGGCGATCAGTACTTCCGCAACGGCTACATAACCTCCAAGGATGGCGTGCTTCTCTACGAGATTCAGCCCACCTCCACGCCGGAGACCATCAACACTACCCTGACCAGCATCTTCCCGACCGACATGATCATCATCGCTGCCCGCGCAAACGAGCGCTATGCACCTATGGTCATGTGCTTCGAGGAGGGCGCTGACACTCAGATCACCCTCACTCCGGGCGAGGACACCATCGCAACCGGCAGAATCGAGCTTCTGCAGGTCGACAGCGTCGATATTGCCCCCGTCCTGGCAAGCCGTATAGGCATCATCTCTGGCGTCACCAGCGCCTGATAATCCGCAAGCAGAGGAGGGACAACCTCCCTCCTCTGTCATCTGCCATGAAAGGAGAAATTGAGAGATGGCAATGAGCGAAGAGCAGAAAAGAAAAATGGCCGAGGGCAGGAAGAAGAAAGCGGCTGAAAAGGCTGCCGAAGCTGCCAAGCCGAAAGAGGCGGAGAAGCCCGCAGAGCCTGTTGTACAGGCAGTATATGTCACTCCCAACGAGAAGATGGTGCAGTGCATCTACATTGACAGCGTTATCCCAAATAACGAGATCATCATCGGCAATGGCCGAAAGATAAGCGGCAGCGGACGAGTGTTCTCTGTCCCCCTGAGCGAGTTTGAGAGCACGTTCATCACACCGCTTATAGCAAAACTCATCAAAACCCGAAGAATCATAGTGCTGGACGGCCTGACCGACGAGCAGAGAAGCCTTTATGACTGCGAGTATGCCGAAAATGAAGTCATCCGCCGCGAGGGTGTTTTCGATTTCTTCTTCAAGAAGGAAATCCCCGAAGCCGCAGAGATATTTGGCAGTCTGTGTGCGGAGCATCAGGAACTTGTTGCGGCACGTTTCATGGATGCCTACCTGAGCGACAGCAGCCCCCTCAAACGGTATGTAAGCCGCGCCAGAGTCGTAGCACTCAACAATATATCCAAGGAAAAGCACAACGGCGACGGCATTTTCAAGCCCATGCTCGAAGCGCTGAACGCAGAAGAAGTCTAATCAGGAGGACATACCCCGATGAATGAAGTGGTCATTGCGATACTCGGCGGAAGCGCCGGAGCAGCCGTTATAAACGGCATAGTCAAGCTCACCGAGCTGATTGTGAACAGGAAGGCGCAGAAAGCTGATCGAGCGGAAGCCAAGGCAGACAATGACAGGCTTCAGGACAACGACATTACAGAGCTTAAAGACGATATCAAGTCCATTAAGGAAAGCATAAATGTCCTTACAAAAAGCAATGAGGACTTGATAGAGAGCGAGCGAGAGACACTTGGAGATCGAATAAAGCATCTCGGCTTGAAATACATCGAGCAGGGCTACGTTTGGTCGAATGACCTCGAAGATTTGATCCGGATGCACAAGGTATACCACGACACACTCAAAGGGAACGGCTTTTATGACACGCTCATGGCAAGCGTGAGGGCGCTCCCAATCAGAAAAGAAGAAAGGAAGATACAAAAATGATGGAAAGCATGACCAATGCAGTAGTTGAAATCGCTGCAAATCTCATTACCCAGCTTGCGATCATAGCCCTGACCACCGCATTTGCGTGGCTCACGGCCAAGATAGGCCAGAACAAGCACCTTGAGAACATCAACGCGGCCAAGGACGAGCTGAAGGACGCCGCCATACAGACCGTAGGCGAGCTGAACCAGCTCTTCGTTTCCGCATGGAAAGAGACTCAGGGAGGCAAGCTCACGGAAGATCAGGTTGCAAAACTCGGCACAGAACTTGTTAATTTGACCCTTAAAAAGATGAGCGGCAGCGCGCTTAAAGTCCTTGAAGCCGCCAGCATAGACCTTGAGACCTACATACACGGCGTAGCAGAGGATTGGATTGGAACCCTCAAAGGCAACGGCGTAGAGGTTGGCGTCATCACCGGCATTAAGTAAATGAATTTTCCGAAAGCGAGGTGAGTTTTGAATGAGCACAGCATGGGAACCAATCGAAACGCAGGCGATGACCTACATAAAAAACGATTTGTCCCTTGATTGGGACATGAAGAACCGCCTCGCTGTCTTCTACAACCGCATGGCAGCGTACATGGATTGGGCTATTCCCCTTTTCAACCGTCCGCCTGAAATGCTGTTAAAACTGCAAAACCTTACCGTCCCAGATTTCGAGGATGTGGACTACACCCCCACAGAGAAGCAGGAAGCACCCGTGACGATAGAAACAGGACTCACCGGCTTCGACATCTGCTCATGCGGACTTATGGGCAAAGATCAGTTTGGAAATGTGACCTACTCCCCTGTTTCCTGTGTTTACTCCGCCGAGACCGGCGACGTTGTTGTGAACATCGACCTATCCCCAGACGATACGTTGTCCATCAACCTTTATAAAAGTGGCGAGTTTGCCGCAGAACTCAACCGCACGGAGCAGACAATCCTCGCTTATGGCATTTATGCCGCATGGGAGCATCGTTTTGACAACAACGCCACAGAGCGTACCTCGAAGATACGCGACAGTTCGTTTACCACGATAAGTGAGGCTTCCCAGACGAACTCCAATACAGCTCGGCAGAAAGAGGTCATGCAGCAGTTCTACGGCATGCTCCGCCACTACGAGGAGAACAGAAACTACATAGCAACTGTTCTCAGCACAAATCTTTGATAAGAGGAGGCGGGGCATGAATCTGAACAAACTGGCGCGAAACGCCGGGATGGTCGGCGGATGCGATTACGCCCCGCTGACAAACGAGTGGATGCACTCGCAAGGCTTGCAGAAGCAGTATTTCACCCATCCGACGCAGGCTAATGCCGTAGACGTTGGTGATCTCGCAGACAACATATTCAACACAGCCTGTCAGGGAGTAGATACATCCAAAGACTGGTACGAATACACGCCCATCCAGATCCGCTCGACCTTTGCATCTTCCTCCGCCACGGGCGAATTGCAGCCGGACGACTGGCAGCGTATCTATATCATCCAACCCGCAGGACTGACTTATATCCCCATCGGCTCTTACATGCAATATGCCACCAACTGGTGGATCGTCTACAAGCCCAACAACATGGGGCTTGGAATAGGTCAGGCTGTTGTGCGGCGCTGCAACGCCGTCATTAATGTCCTCGACTACTACGGCAACGTCATTTCTATCCCCATGAGCTACGCCAAGATGGGCACTCTCGGCAACGCAAGCCATGCAACGGAGAACAGTATCACTGCAAAGAACTATATCTCCTGCGTGTGTCAGCTCAATAAATACTCCAAGGCGTTTGTAGAGAACACTCGGCTGCTCTTAGGCAATATGTCCTACGCAATGCGCGGCGTGAACAACTTCACGAGGGAGTTCACGAACAAGGCGGACAGCGTACATATCATCACTTTCACGATAGAGATGACGGAGCCGCTTCCACAGGACGACTTTGATCGCGGAGTAGCCGATGGGCTTGCCTTCAAGTGGCTGCTCTCCGCAACGGCTGACAAGAGCATGAACGTTGGGGCAACTCAGACAATAGCCGTAAAAAGCATCAGGAACGGCGAGAGCGTTGTTTCTACTGCCGAGAACCCCATTGCCTATGTATTTACATCATCTGACACAAACGTGCTCACGGTGGATGAAAACGGGCTTGTAAAGGCTGTTGGCGAAGGCTCTGCGACAGTAACCGTTACGCTTGCTCAAAATCCGGACGTTGCGCAGACCGTGGACATCACTGTTGCGGCTGCCGGAGAAGGCTACGTCGCCTTTACCAGCACTCCCCTGACAGCGCTTCACTCTCTTGAGACTGCCGAGATAAGCGCAGCTTGGTTCGAGAATGGTACTGCAACAGACGATGTTGTCACTTTCAGCTTTTCGGGAGCCGACGAGGACGCATACAGCGCAGACGTGCGCGGCAATAAGGCAACACTCACCTGCTACGGGCTTTCAGATAAGCCACTGATAGTGACAGCCACGCGCGAAGACAGTACCGCTCAAATGAGCATAGAACTTTTGGATTGAGGTGAAATCCCATGAAGTACGAATGTACCCACGCTCGCGAGGCAGACGGCATCCCTTACATAATCTGTGACCGAGAACCAATGCCCTCCGCCGTGGATAAACAGAATCTGTATCATTCGCTTTGCCCCTATCAGCGTTTTTGTGGGCAGAAAAGATGCGCAGTGCTGCTCCCTGAATGGGTGCGTTGCAAGAAAAACGCCGCTGATAAGCCACAGGAGAGCGTAGAAAAGCCTGTGGTCGCAAAGGTGGACGCTGATACCCCTGCAAAGAAAAGCGCGCAGAAGCGCCGCAAATAAGCTTTAACGCCAAAGGAAAAGGAGAAACGACGATGGCGATCACGATAACCGAAGAGATTTTGAGAAAGGCAGACGATTATCTGAGCCTGTCTCAAAAGGAGGGCATGGCAAAGGCGTTTGCTATTGCCTGCGTAGAAGAAATGAAAACTCCCGGAGGCGATACGCTGCCTCCTCTGCTGAGAGAACGTTTCGGCGTAAAGCAGCAGTTTCTTATGGGCGTTTTCGCAAAGAGTTATCTGCATCAGAACTTCAAGAAGCAGAACTTCATTTGGGAAGGCGTAGAAACGATTTCCGGTGAACTCGATTCCTGCATGAGCGAAGAGGCCTACGACGAGTGGGCGCAGAGCCATGTTTTCTCGCAGATGAACCGCTTTGTGCGCCGCCATGACAACGATCTTTCGGACAAGGCTTATGAAATCATGAACGATTTCAAGACGTTCTCAATGATGCTAAATGACAGCATCCATGCGCTGATAGAGCAGAACAATGACCCTGTGGGTCGTGTGATGAGAACCTTGACCGCCGAGATCACGCCCGAACTCACAAAGGAGATCCTCGCACAGCTGGACGAGGTCAAGGACATGGCAGAGCAGCTTCAGAAGGAGAAAGAAAATGCCTGACTGGATAGGCGCACAGCCCTCCACTGATAGCCCCTATTACCCCTACACGAAGGTAGTTGCAGGCAACACGATGGAGGGAGCCGAAGAGATTCCGTACAGGTTGATGAAATACCTGATGGACTTGCCGTCGCGCGGCTATACGCCGCCCTCTGATAACAGTTTTCCGAGAGCGAGGCTCAAGAAGCTTCTGTATTGGGACGGCGCAAAGCCGCTTGAACAGCCGCTTCCGACGCCGCAGCAGATTAAGGCGATTCAATTCGACCCTCTGCATCCAGCAGACCCGCCAGATGCAGAACGCGGGTACAGAATCTTCCCACAGGAACTCGTCAGGCAGAGTCAGGATACAGCGCAGAGCGTTTTGAGAATCTATCTCGGCCCCGCAAACCGCATCCAGCAGAAAAACACCTACGTTTTTCGACAGACCATCATCTACTGCATCATGTGCAACTACGGCATTGAGGCAAACATGCAGGTGATGGGGAATTCAAGGTCTTACGCCATAGTACAGGCGATTCTTGAAGCCACTGAGGGTGTGAACTTCGGCGGGGTCGGCTCACTGAACACCTACCAAATCACAAAGTTTGATGACGAGCGAGTGAACACCGGCTACAAGATTTATCAGTACATCGACTGGAACGGCGATGACAACATCTAAAGGCATACACGCCGAGGAGAAAATATGCAAGGCGTTAATAAATATGCAAATGAAGTCCGAGAAAACAAGGAAATCGAGTTCAATGGACTGACATTTTACCCGCTGACGGTGCGCGACTTTCCCCTGTATCGAAGCGCAGCCGCCGCATTTGAACTTATGCAATCCTCATTGCCGCCGAAGTTTGCCCGCCTGTCGTGGTGTCAGTGCCTTGACGAAATGGACAAGCTCGGCAACGGCAGTCCTTTTTTGGAACCAGTTCTCAATGTTGTAGCAAAAGCGTTAAGGCTCGAAAGAATCAAACTGCCTGACGGCGCATACGGGTATCAGCTTTCCACCCTGCGGAAAGAGGGCACTCTTATGGGCATTTACATCAGGGAGCACGAAACTGTTCTGACCATCCAGATGATGGATGAGGTACGGCAGATAATCGCCGCCCAAAACGACTACCAGCTTCCGGACGAAAAATGGAACCCGGAACTGGTCGCGGCAGAGCAGTACCTAAACAGCCAAAATATGCCAAAGCTCGATATTGAGATCGAGGCGTGGGTCTATTCCGTAGCCGCAAATGTGGGAAAAGATGCAGACGAGCTATGGGATTGGCCGATACGCAAGTTCAGAGGATTCGACAGAGCAATCGACAGAACCCTCGGTTACCAAATCTACACGTTGGCTCAAGCGGTCGGGTTCACGAAGTTTGAGAAAGGCGCGCCTTATCCGACGTGGAAATTCGACAGGATTTCGGAGCTGCCTGCCGGATTCAAGACACTGACACAGCTCGAAGCCAAGGCAAAGGGGCAACTCCCTGAGCCGATGTCACAATAACAAGGAGTGATACATAATGTATTCTTTCAACCCTCAGTATGAGTTTTCCAAGGGAATCGTGTACTTTGAGGCGTTCGATGTCGCTACCGACGATCTTGTCGGCTTCTCCAAGTACGTAACCGACTTTTCTCCCGCGGGCAGCATGAATGACGGCGCAGTTGAAGGCGGCCCCGGCAACATGCTTATCATCAACATTCCCGACACCTCCCGTCTGACCTTCACGGCCAAGACCGCCGACTCCGCGCTGAACAACATGGCGCTGACTATCGGCCAGAGCCTGACCGGCAACGGCGTTGTGGAGACCTCGAAGCCCGTTGTAGCAAACGGTGCGGCGCTGACCATAACCGGTGCTGTGGCTCCCCTCGGCGGTCAGAACGGTGCTGTGGCCTATATTCTCGGTTCTACCGGCAATGACAAGGACACTGTGGCAGCGAACAGCGGCAAGGCTTATAAGGTCGGCAGCGACGGCACCATTCAGGGCTTCACCGCTGTTTCCGGCAACACCTACTGTGTGAAGTATTTCGTGCAGAACAGCTCTGCTCTGCAGCTCGCAGTTCCCGCGCTGTTCCAGCCGAAGGTCGTTCGAGTTCACTTTGCGGTCAACATCTACGCCAAGAACGGCGGCGGCGATGCGAAGAACTCTTCCCTCTTCAAGATTCGCCACTACTACATCCCCTACTACTTCTTCACCGGCGCGCTGTCCGACACCATCAACCAGACCACTCCTGGTTCTGTTGACCTGTCCGGCAACTGCCTGACCGCTGATGAAGTCGGCACCGATGTCTGCGCAAGCAACGCCATGCCGAACTACTGCTACATCGTTGATGAGTTCGTCTCCGGCACTTCCACCGGTTCCGTCGAGGGCATCTATTTTGTCGGTGCTGGCGCAGGTGTTTCCGTGGCAAGCAGCGAGACCACCGAGCTTGTCGCCAAGTACGATGTTGCCGGTAATCTCACCAACATCTCCGACATGAGTGAGGTCACGTTCTCCACTGCGGCGGAGGGAACTGCCAAGTTCAACGACCCGCACTCTCCTGTGCTGACCGGCGTAGCCGCTGGCACCACCACGGCCACTGTCACCGTGACCAACAGCATTTCCAAGGTGACCTACACCGACACAATCCCCGTAACCGTCACCTAAATCAAAATAAAGCCCCCGGCGCAAGTCGGGGGCTTATCCAAGACAGATGAATGATTCTTTCAACAAGGGATTATTCCTGTGTTTTGGAGGGCAATATGAGCGTTTTACAAGATTATTTGCAGATTCGCGGATTGCTAGATTCGGCCATTGAAAATGCACTAAGAGGCAGCGTTGCTGATGGGCTAAAAGAAGCAATACAGAAAAAGGCAAAAGAAAATGTTTACAGCTACCCTGCGTCTCCATCCGCTATGTACAAGCGGCGCGAAGAAAATGGAGGTCTCATTGATGACACGACCATGCTGACCACCGTCGATGGATTGACACTGACACTGGAAAACACAGCAGAGCCGCAGCACGCCGACGGCATTGATCTCACTCCAATCGTCGAGGAGGGCGATCCTGCTTGGCATCAGCCCTTTGCTCGTCCCTTTATGGATGAAGCGCGAGACGAATACGTGGACGATGGAAAGGCCGACAGCGACATTGCAAAAGAACTAAAAGCTATGGGATTTACGGTTTCTTAGGCGGATTTGCAGGCTTTGGAGAGGACTTTTTCTTGGTTTTCGAGGGCTTATCAGTCCGCAGCATAGCAGCAAGCGCCCACTGCTGGCCGAGAGACATACCTCCTTGACCTTGCGCGAAAGCTTGAGAGGCCATTTGGGATTCATCCCAATTCATGATATCAACTCCCTTCTATATAGATTATACACTATGCGCCGTTATGTTGCAAGCGGAGGATAACGCCGAATGAGCACAATAGTACAGATACAAGTAAATGTAAATGACGCAAAAGCGATAGCCTCGCTGACCAACATAGAGAACATCGGCAAAAGACTGAGCAGCACACCGATAGAGATAAAGGTCAACGCCGGGGCTGTTGACAAAGTCTCAAAGTCGGTTATCCAGCTGGCAAAAGAGCAGACCAAACAGGCTACTGCAAGCGCAAAGCAGGCAGCGGCAGAAGCCAAGGTTCAGGTCGCGCAGGAAAAAACGAAGCAAACTTCTAACAGACTTGCCGCACAACAAGAGAAAACCGCGCAGTCGGCCAATAGATTGGCTACTGGACAGACCAAAGCCGCATCCGCAACGCAAAAAGCGGGCACCGAGGCGCAGAAAACTTCGGCGCTGACCGACCTGCTGGGAGACAGCCTTGGCCGTATCGTTGCAAAACAGGCCGCATGGCAGCTTATAGGCAACGGCATTACCGCTGTAAAGAACTCTTTTGTTGAAGCTCTTTCCACCATGAAAGAGGTCGACAGTGAGCTTGCGACCGTGCGCAAGGTAACCGGCATGACCAAGGACGAGATGAATGCTCTTGGCGAATCGGCGTATTCCACCGCATCTAAGTACGGCGTTGCAGCAAACGAGTACCTCCAGAACGTTTCTACTTTCGCCCGTGCAGGTTACAAAGAAGCCGCACAGGGTCTTGGCGAGTTGGCCATAAAGACGCAGCTTGTCGGCGACACGGATCAGGAGACAGCATCGCAGTTTCTCCTTTCGGCTGATGCAGCGTGGAAATATCACGGCAATGTTGAAAAGCTTTCCCTCGCGCTGGATGAAGCCAACACCATAGACAACAACTATGCAACATCCATCCAGAAAATAGCTGAAGGCTTGCCAATCGTTGCCAATGTTGCCTCGATGGCAGGAATGTCCATGGAAGAAACCATGGCCATGCTTGGCACAATCACCGCCACTACGCAGGAGAGCGGTACAAAGGCGGCAACTGCGGCCAGAGCGCTTATTCTCAACATTCTGGGTGACACCACTACTGAAATTTCGGATGGTGTAACAGCAACCGAGGAATCTGTACAGTCCCTTAATGGCATACTCCAGAAGTACGCCCCCGACGTTGTCGCTGCGGCAGAGGCCACGGGGAAGCTTATAAACCCGATGGAAGCCATCGAGGCGCTGTCAAAGGCGGCAAAGGACGGTTTAATCTCCGAAGCCGATTTGATGCAGATGGTTTCTGCTCTCGGCGGAAAACTCCGCACGAACCAGCTCCTTGCGCTCCTTGAAAACTTTGATATGTACAAAAGCATGTTGGCTGATATGGGCGTCGCCGCAGGCAGCGCCGATCAAGAAGTCAGCGTCATGCTCGATACTTGGGACGCAAAGGCAAATATTCTCAAGAACACATGGACTGAGTTCATCTCCAACATGGTCGATACCAGCCTTATAAAAGGCGCTCTCGATGTCATTACCGGACTTGTCAAGGCTCTTGACAGTGGTTTTGGACACCTCGTGATTACCGTAGCTGGCGTAACGGCAACCTTTGCCGTACTGAGCAGCGGATTAAAAGCGCTAAAAGCTGGAGTAGCTGAGCTTGCCTTGTCACAAGGCCCGTTAGCAGCCGGGATAACGATGACTACGGGCGCACTTGATGTATTAACTGGTGCGATGCTTAAAAGCCCGCTGTTTTGGGTAGGGGCTGCCACGGCGGTGATTTACAGCATAGTAAAAGCCGTGGATGCGCTTACAGTCACCTATGAAGAGCAGGCACAAATCTTGTCTGACCTTGAATCAGAGTATGAGGCTACCTACGGCGAGGGAACGCGCTTCGACGAACTCAAGAAGAAGGTTGGCGAACTGACAGTTGCTGAGCAGAATGAATATAACATTCTGAAAATGCGCAACGACGAGGCAGAGCGTCAACTCAAGCTCGCACGTGATGCAGAGTACGACAAGTGGATGAATGAAAACTGGAGTAAAAAGACCGCAGTTTCTTCGGACACTTTTAGCAGCAAAGCGGGGCAATCGTCCACTGCTGGTGCAGACACTGTAAGCAAGTTTAGGAGCGAGTTGGCAGCCGCCCATGACGAATACGCTAAAGGCGAAACTACACTAACCGAGTATAGGAACGCGATCCTCGACATTGCGTCAAACTACGACGATCTCTATGACAAGCTTTCCGATTACAAAAAGGATGGCCGCGAGCTCGGCGAGGACGCAGAGAATCTCATTAAAACATATGAAGCTGTCGCAAAGCAAGCCAACGATATCGACACTGGCGGAATAGACGCGGAAGCGGATTCCTTCGAGGAAGTAAAGAGCTCGGTCGATGCGGCGACAGAAGCTTTACAGAGGTACAACGCCGAATTAGAGCAGCTTGGCAACCGGGAAGAAAATGCCAACGCAATCCAGTCTGCATTTAACAAAGCAGTCGAGGATTTTGGTCAAGGCAAACTCGGCTCGTCTTACATCCGCAGCGTCGTGGATATGATCCTCCCTCCTGATGTATTCCGGGAACTCGGATACAGTTACGAAAAAGGGATGGACGAAATCCTCAACGGTGTTACTGGTAGAGTTCTTTCGAGCGATAACATAGGGACTGCTTGGTATAACGAACTTCTGGCCGTGCGGGATAGTGGTGTCCTCGACGGAATTGTCGAGTTCGACGATAGCGGTGCAATAAAAACTATCGCATCCTATAAAAAAGTCGCGGAAGCAATGCAAACGACAGAAGCTTTCGCTCAGGCGGCAACTGAACACTTGATGTCTCAACAAGATGGGCTTACATTCACCGGTGAACAGGCTGCTAATATAATTGACCAACTCAATGCAAAACTTAAAGAGAACGGCACGACCGTAAAAGACGGTCAAGCTGGTTTTGAGGCTTTTGTGGATGCATTGTCTTCCGTTACGGGCTTTACCACTGAGGGCACATTGTTCGAGGCCATTGAAGGCCTCAGCAATGCGGGAGCGATAGACTGGAATACACTCCTTGGTGTCAATTCCGCCGAAGAAGGTTTGCAGCGAGTAAAAGAACTCTTTGCAGAGATAAAAGAGTCTAAGGACGACGCTTCGTCAGGCGGAGAAGACATTATCCCTAAGCTTAATATACAGGGACTCAAATCTGTGCCGGAGCTGTATAACGAGATTGCAAAAGCGAAAGACAACGCTAGTGGCGATGTCGACGGTTCAGTAAACCTTTCCGGTGCAGCAGAGGCCGAGCAACAACTTGGCGATGTTAAGCAAGCGAAGGATGACGCAAGTGGTTCCGCAGATGTCGAAACAGGCGCGTCCGGTGCAGCAGAAGCGGAGAGCGAACTGCGCGGCGTTGGTGACGCAGCAAATGAAATCCCTGATTCCAAGCAGATACGCGTTGCTGTCAGAGACAACGCAAGCGGCGTACTCAATGCAATCTATTCACGCCTTGCCTCGATTCGGAGCAAAACCGTCACGATCACCACAATAGAGAAAAAATACAAGCAAACAGCAAGCGGTGCCCTCATCCCCACTAACGCGGGCGGCACTCAAAATTCTCCCGGTGGTCGCGCGGTAGTCAACGACGGTGCTCCCGTTAATGGCAGTTCGGCAGAACTTATCGTGGACAACGGCGATGCCTATATTGCAAACGGCGGCAAAATGGCAATTGTCGACTTGTCCCCCGGCGCTAAAGTCTACACGGCTAAACAGACGCAGGACATGCTCACCGGCGAGAAGGAAGAAATTCCGATGCACGCAGGTGGGGCGCTCATTCCAAGCTCTGGCGGCAATGGTGGCGTCTACGGTGGTGACCACAGCGGTGGAACTGGCGTCGGTGGCAGTACAGCCAGCAACACCGAAGAGGATGATCCGCTTAAAAAGGAAGTCAGTGAAAAGCTCGACAACATAGACAAGCAGATTGAGCTTGCCCGGAACCGGAATGACCGAGCCAAAGAACAGGCTTTGCAGGAGCAGGCTGCGAAGATGGTTCGAGATTTCGTACAGCAGTACCTCGACAACGGGTACAGCAATACGTCAAATGAAGTTCTCGACCTTCTGAACCGCGGTTACGGCTACTCTGATGACCTTATGAGCGAGTTGGTCGACTCCTTGGAAGCCCTCACCGATTCGACTAATGCGGCCAACAAGCTTGCAGAGAAGCAGCAGGCCGTTGATAAGGCACGGCAGGAGCTTGAGAACGCAAAAAAACAGCGCACGGTCAGAATCTATAACCCCGCCACTGGACAGTGGGAATGGGCGGCCAAGGCTGACGATATCCTCAAAGCTCAAGAAAATCTGGAAAAGGCCGAGAAAGACTATCAGGACACCAAAATTGAGCAGGAACTTGAGGCGCTCAAGAACGGCAACATCGGCGATATAGGTGACCTGACCATGAGTCCGGCGCTGCGAGAACTGATAGCGAACGCGAGCGACGAAGAGCAAAAGCGCATTGCCGATATTCTGCACGCCATTTCAGGCGGTGCAAAGAACACTACTGATACTACCGGCGAGAGCATCTTCCGCAGCACCGATAGCCATGACGTATACTACCAGTTCGGCGATTTGAAGCTCTCCGAAACAGAGGCAAAGAATATGACCGTCAAGGAGCTTGCCGAAATGCTCAAGGCCTTGAAGCTCACTTAAATCGGGAGACGTGAATATGCTTGAAGGAATCATAGAGTTTTGGAATGCACTGAAACCCAAGGTGGAGCAGACAGTAAACGAGAAAACCGGGAACTGTCTGCGCGTGGACAGGTTCGATGTCGTAGCCGCTCCGAGCGATGGGAAGATATCTGTGCGTCAGCCATACGGTCGCACGATATCTATCCCGTACTGCGAAGAGGTCGCAGCCGCCCAAGCCGGAGACACCGTGCTTGTCATTTGGTGGGGCAGCCTGTCGACCGGCAAAGCATGGTGCTTCGGCGACGGGCCGAAGTGACGGGAGGTGAGAAACTTTGCTTTTCCAGCCATCAAACATAAGCCCTGATGAAATTAACAGCAGCGGGACAGTAGACCTGACGCAGCCGCTGGACATAAGCTGGCAGGTCAATGGAGACTCCCCCATGCTAGCGTACCAAATCGTTTTTTACACGAATAATTCTGCTTCTACCAAGAAGTATGATACGGGCAAAGTCTTACTGACAACGCCGTTTTGGGGCGTGAATTATGCGGGCGAGACTCAATTCTATACCGTAACGATACCCAAAGCAACATTGAGCGCAAACGGCATTACAAACGGCAATGAGTACAAGTTCGTAATAACCCAATGGTGGAGCGGCACTGCTTCGGTAACACAATCGACCGCATCGCTGCTTCTCGGTCGGAGCACCCCCACAGTCAAAATATCCGCTATAAGCAATCCACTGACAGGGTATTCTGCCACATTCACCGGAACGTATTCACAGGCACAGGGCGATGCTCTTGCATGGGTGCGGTGGCGCATATGCGAAGTTGATAGCGAAGGCAACCGTGGCGATGCGTTTGTGGACACCGGCAAGATATACGGAACCGGTGAGTTGAGGGTCGACTACTCAGGATTTCTTAACGACACCAGTTACAGCATCGTCCTTGACGTTCAGACCGTAAACGGCGTTGATGCGTCAAGCGGCTGGGTAGATTTCCATGTTGAATACGAAGTATCCGAAGATTCGGGCGGCAGTGCAAGCGCCTGTCAGACCTCGGACGGAAGCGTGCTGGTAACTTGGGCGCAGATCGAAACGACTCAAGGTTACGACATCTATCGCAGAACGACCGGACAGAGCAATCTTGAAAAGATCGTGACCGTCGGGCGGACAGTCGGGGAGATTCGAGATTGGAGTGCGTGTTCCGGGCAGGAATATACATATTATGTCTTCCCCACAGGCCCATTGGCATACCTCACTGCTGCAATCGTCACCAACGCCGTGAAAGTGCAGTTCTGGATGTGGAATATCATAGAAGCCACTCCCAATGCAGACGGCACATATACCGCTGTGGCAAGCTACTTCTTCCGCTTTGGCAGCGGCGGTGTGGCTGAGGGACAGTTCTCCAACAACAACTCCCCTACCCTGCAGAAGAACTTCACCCGATACCCAACGCGGCAGCCAGAAACGCCTAATTACCTTACCGGCAGCGTCGGCGGTTATATTGGCAAGATAGGCAAGGATGCAACATACTCGGACACCTTGGCTCAGGCGCGGGCGCTGAGGAATCTCTCGACATCTGAAAACACCTTATTCCTGCGTGACCCCAAGGGGCATTTCCTTAACATCCACACCAATCAGCCGGTCACGGTAAGTGTAGACCACAAGAGCGTGGCCATGCCGCAGACTGTAACGGTAAGCTGGGCAGAAGTCGGGGATGCCACCGGGCTTAAGATAATCAACTCGCCCGAAGCGACGTTCTGGCCGAGTGACGCCATTATATTTACCAGCATAAAGGTCGATCCGTCGACGGGTCGTCTTATATGGACTACCGAGGATGATTATGAGTTAGGCTCCGTACTCAGTCTCAAGAACGGAAGACTCATTCAGACAACGACTGACGGCTTTACCGTTGCTGGACTCGAAATCATTGACGGCAACACCCTTCAGGCGACTTTGAACGTGGGAGGGTGAGCGCAGAATGTATAGCAAAAACTGGCAGCAATACCTTTCCACGTTAAAGACCGACTTCACAAAACTGGCAAAACTTGAGTTCCTGCAGCCAAACGGAAGCGTTGCCTTCGCTCTGGATAATCAGGTGGCGAACAAACGTTCCAAAGCCTTTATTCAAGAAGGTGACATTACTGTGAACTTACAGAATGGCAGCCGCAGGCAGGTAAACATCTCCCTTGCAAACCTCGATGGAGCTTATGATTATGCGCTTAACAAGATATGGTTCGGGCAGCAGATCAGACTCTCCGAGGGGCTGATACTTCCGGACGGTACAGACTTCTATATCCCACAGGGAGTGTTCCTTGTGGAGAATCCGGAAGAGGCTTTCGAGCCGGGACTTCGGCAGGCCTCATATCAGCTGACCGACAAATGGGCAGCAATCGACGGAACACTTGGCGGCAACCTTGAGGGGGCTTACGGCATAAATGCAGGAACCAACATCTTTGCCGCCATAGCTTCCCTGCTCAGGCTCAACCGCTTTGATATGTCCGGAACGACGGGCGCGCCTATAGATGCAGTCGCACCGCTCTTTACCAGCTATTACAACGACAAGAAGCAGAAACTGACAGACGGCACAAGTGTGAGTTTGATAACCGCGCCTTACGACTATCTCAGTTCTGAGACAGGAAATATCGGTGAGGTCATCCTTGGACTTGTAGAGATGCTGGCCGCTTGGGTCGGCTATAACCCGACCGGAAGGCTGGCTGTCGACCCGTCACAGGATGACATCCTTGATACGTCGAAGCCTGTTTTGTGGGATTTCTCGATGGGCAAGCAGCTGATTGGCATCCGGTACGCGCCGAAGCCCGCCGAGGTCTACAACGACGTCATTGTAGTTGGCGCGACGAACAACGAAAGCCTTACCGCCCGTGGCAGAGCGCAGAACCGCGACATTTCCTCTGACACCTGCATTAGCCGCATAGGGCTGAAAACCAAGCGACTTTCAATGAAGGACTATTACTCAGATGAAATGTGTCAGGCGTATGCCGAATGGCAGCTCAAGCGTTATGCCGTGCTGGGCAAGACTGTGACCTTGACCACGACACAGATGTTCCACATTGTGGAAAACCAGATCATAACCATACGGCGAGAGGACAAGCCCGGAGCGCCCACGGAGAGGCATCTTGTACAGGGCTTCACGAGGCCGATAGGGCAGACGGGAACCATGACCATAAACGCAGTTTCAGTCAACGACTTCCCCATTGCTACAGCTGTCACAGACGATGAAAGAATAGGAGCGTGATAAGAGATGGCACAATACGACCTCGGTAAAGTATCAATCAGACCACGCGGCGCATATGCCGCAAATACCAACTACGAGTTTCTTGACAGTGTGCAGAACCTTGGCGGCTCGTGGCTGGCGCTTGCTGCAAGTAAGGATGTTCAGCCCGGTGTCACCGCAGGGTGGCAAAATTACTGGATGATGATAACACGGGGCATCAAAACCATTGTCGGCAGCAGCCCGGCGGATGGTCAGACTAAAATCACAATAACATTCACTGATGGCGCGACTGCCACGTACACCTATAATAATGAGGTGCTTGCCAACGGCTCAGTAACCCGCGCAAAGCTGGCAAACGACGCGCTGATCAGCCCAGTAAAGTGGGTATCTGCGAGCCCTTACACGGTTATTGCTGATGACCTTGAGAAGACGATTGTTTTCGATGCGGCTTTAGCTGCCGTCCAGATAAATATGTCCAATGAACTGATCGCGGCATTGCCGACCGGTGCGTCATTTGCCTTTATGCAATGGTCATCCGCTGACAGTACCAAGCTGACCATTACGGCCGGCTCAGACTATTACATAGGCAAAGCCGGAGAAAAAAGCGGGACAAAGGGCGGCAGCGTTGCCACAAGCAAACCACGTGTCATGGTCGTAGCGAAAAAGATGACCACTTCAAGCGTGATGATTTTCGGCGTCACGGATTAAAAGGAGGCAGACATATGGGAATGATACCAGTGGGTATAGGCGTCACAAAGGCTGCCGGAGTCGTCCGCATCAGCTACCCTGCGAACAGTACCTTGGTGGTCAAGGGAACGTCGAGCGGGAAGCAGTTCGCGAAAGACACCAACACCACCTCAAGAGCCAAGGCCTACATATTCCTTGCGCCGATAGGCGACGCGTCATACACTCTGACCGCGACGAACACGGCGGGGAAAACCGTATCCAAGAAAGTCTACGTTGCCAAAGATCAAGTGCAGAGCGTGACGTTAGCCTATTTCTCTGCAACAATTAAAGTTACTTACCCTGCTAAGAGTACGTGCGTTATAAAGAACAGTTCCGGAACACAGGTGGCCAGCGATACCAATACCGGAACTGCTGCCAAGACTTGGACGGCCACGGTTGATGCGAGCGGGACGTATACCATTACCGCAACTGCTACGGATGGTAGTGGCAAGACCAAGTCTACCACCGTATCCATAACCACTAATGGGCAGAACGTGAGTGCGACGCTAGCGTATGATTACATAATCTTTAGTAATGCAACCGGGTTAAACCCCATTTATTCCGATGGAGGCGGCGGCGCACCGGTTGAGATAGGTACAGATAGTAGCGGGAAAAAAACTCTAACCTTTACTGCCGATGGATATAGCCGCATGTCATATCTAAAACCCGCAATTGATTTGACGAATTATGCTACCTTAAAGATTTCCGGATATGCCGATGGCTCTGACACTTATCTTGCCTTTTGGAGCAAAATCCCGCAGGAATATGATCCGAGCATAGTTGCAAAAGTCGTTCTGTCCAATGGTAGCTCTCCCTCTTCATATACAATAGATGTTTCAAAGTTGTCAGGGAGCTATTACCTTGGAGCACAATATGCTGGTTCTTACATTGTCACTTATGATTTAAGGCTTGAATAAGGAGGAGAGCAGCATGACGATCTACATAGACGACGATTACAAGTGCTACGTCTCCGCAGCTGAGGGGCGCAGAGCAATTGAGACAGACGAGTTCGACGGCAAGTGCGCGGAGTGGATAGAAAGCTACCGCCTTGTCCCGGCGGGCAAGACATGGACGCGCGAGGACGGCGAGGTATTCAAGGGTGAGATGGTGGCCCCGTGGAAAGATTTGAGCGAAGCATACGTAGCCCAGGCGCATTATGCTACGCAGTTAAATAGGCAGTATGAAACTGCTCTATCAGCCATTGAGACCGCATTGGAGGTGGCGACATGACCATTGAAGAGAGAGCACAGCGGTGTCTTACCCGCATTGCAGAGATCAAGCAGGGCGGCAGCTCCGCAGAGATCGAGGACATGAAAGCCGCGCTTGAACTGCTCGGCGTGAAAGATGAGGAGGATGAAACATGAGCTATCTTAAAGGTGCGCAGAGAATTCGTCCTATAATAGAAAAAGCTATGATCACCGCCGATGACACAACTGCTCTCGAAGCTCCGCAGCTTTCTAAATATTGGGTTGCCGGTGAAAAAGTCGAGCCGGGCGATAGACGTTATTACGAGCCTACCGAGCGTCTTTACAAGGTCAAAGAAGGTCAAGGGCATACAACACAAGAAGATTGGACACCAGATAAAACTCCTGCAATGTGGGCAGTCGTGTCAAACGGCCAGACCGGTACTATCGATGACCCGATAGATGCGGTTCGCGGCATGGAGTATGAGTACGGACTCTACTATCGTGACCCGGAGGACGGCAAACTTTATCTCTGCGAACGCGCCGGTGAGCAGCCTGGCACAAAGATCACTTTACAGTACCTGCCGCATGAGCTTATCGTGCATTACTTTACGGAGGTAATGACTGATGGATGACGATGATAAAGCTTATAGCGGGCTTTTAACGGAGGATTAGGAAAATGTCTATAATAGAAAAAGCCATTGCCCAGATGGAAGCGTGGGCTCAGGACGATTCTCACGGTTATGACCAGGCTAACCGTTGGGGGCCTGACTACGACTGTTCATCTGCGGTCATACAGGCTTGGCAGAATGCCGGTGTGCCTGTCAAATCCAAGGGCGCGTCATACACCGGGAATATGTATTCAGTATTCAAAGCTTGTGGTTTTGAAGATGCTACAGCATCGGTCGACCTCACGACTGGCGCAGGTTTGCAGCGCGGCGATGTGCTTCTAAATTATGTCCATCACACGGCCATGTATTGCGGAAATGGGCAAATAGTCCAAGCATCAATAAATGAGTATGGGACTACTACTGGTGGACAAACTGGTGACCAAACAGGCCGAGAATTCTATATTCGTAGCTATTATAATTATCCTTGGGATGTAGTCCTTAGATATAATGGAAGCTCTGAAAATATAGCCCCATCAAACCCCGAAACGCCTAGGCTGAATCGTAATATCGCAGTATCTTTACCTGAGATACAAAATGGCGATATAGATGTTTCTGTTGCTATGCTTCAGGCGGCGTTAAAGTATAAGGGCTACAATCCAAGATGGGTCGACGGCGAGTTCGGCGCTCAGACCGGAGCTGCGCTCAAAGCTTTTCAGTCCGACCATGGCTTGGACGCTGACGCAATCTGCGGAAAAGCGACATGGAGCGAGATAACCAAAGCGTAAACATATACAGCAAGCCCCCAGAGCGTCCATGCGGCGTTCTGGGGGCTTTGCCATATCAATTCATCGCCGCGATCAAACGGCTGCCGTAGGGCTTGCTACGGCGTTTTCAAGCACATTGCCAATGCTGGCTGCGAGTTTTGCAGGGTGTAGGCGCTGGGCGTATATCGCCGTTACCTTGGTGTCAGCGTGGCCGAGAACGCCGCTTATATCGTCGACCGCAACACCGGCTTCAAGCGCGGCGGATGCAAAGCCGTGACGCAGAGCATGAGAGCGGCAGGCGCTTTCTTCACCTATAACGGACTTGGTATATCCGTTGATAAGCTCGGAGAGCTGGGTACGCTCCAACGGCTTCCACTCCCCTGTTTTGCGGCTGACGCAGCCGAACAGCGGCGCATTGTCATCGGCAGAGTCCGGACGTATACCGGAGGCGAGGTAGTTTTTCACAGCAGTCTGAGCCGCAGCAGAGAACGGAACCATGCGGGGCTTATCGCCCTTGGTGACGCGGAGCATGATGCAGCCGTTCGTCCAATCAAGGTCAGCCGGGGTAAGGGAACGAAGCTCAGAGTTACGCGCACCGGAGAGGAGCATAAGCGTGACCTCCGCCTGTTCCCTTGCCCATGTAGCCATTTTCTTGCCGTATACGGGGCGTTCAGCGGAGATAAGGGAATGTATCTGCTCAACGCTCAAAACGTGCTCATACGGCTTTTTCTTGGCTCTGGTGACCTTTCCCTTGGGCGGCATGGCATCGTCGAACACAAACGCCTCTGTATAGCCATATCTGGCCGCAAACTCGGAGAGCTGACGGAGCTGCCCCATGTAGAGACTTGCTGTGGTGATAGCATCATGCGCGATGTCCGAACGGAACTTCATCACTGCGGCGGCGGTCACGTCCGCAAAACCGTGGCGCTCCATGCTCTCGCGGAAGAGTCGGAACGTCCGGGCATAACCAGTGACCGTCTGCACTGACAGCTCGTTATTGCGCATATTCTCTATGTAGGCCGCACATGCGGCGTCGTATTTCTCAAACATGGGGCGATGCTCCTTTACTATTTAATCAGTAGTCCTCGTCGTCAAGGTCAATAGGGTCGATTTTGAACGTGTTGAGAACGTTCACCAGACTGTCCAGCTTTGCTTTCTGGGAGGAGAGCCTTGAGTATTTGTCCTCAACCTCCCACGCCATGCTGCTCTCCTCGTCGAACCTCTCACCGAGGATATTGAGCAACTGAACAACGATGTGGCAATCGCAGTACAGGAATTTCTTCTTTTCCGCTTCCGTAGCGGTGCATAATGTTATCGGCTCGATATACATACGGATGGCATCGAGCAGTCCCTGTGTATTTATCATGTGCTTTGCAACTGTATTTGTCATTGTTGTAAATTCTCCCTTTTCATTACTGCGCGTTTTTCGCGGATGAGATTTTCTTCGAGAAGTAGTTGCGCCCCTTGAAAGTGACAAGGGTCTGCACGGAGGAATAACCGCTTGTCTCCTTTTCAAATTCCTTGACGGTGAACAAACCGTTCTGCTCATACTGTGAGTAGGGGCGGAGACGACCTTTCTGGTCACGGTATATGTAGTGGTTTATGCCGAGGAAGTTAATAAGCGTGGACTGTGACACACCGAGAACCTTTGCAGTGTCGCGGAAAGAGAGGTTATCGCCGCGTTCAACAGCTCTGTCGAAATACTCAACCTTTGGAGCGTCGAGGGCTATCTTCTCTTTCGCGGCGGCAAGCTGGGCGTTGCGCTCCTTGACCTGCGTTGCAAGCTGGATGATAAAATCCGGGTCTTGCAGTATACGGTCAGCGGCGTTGCCGGTCATATACACGCCGGTGGTACGGACGGATGGTAGCACTTCGGAAGTGACCCACTTACGGAATGGCTTTGCTTCCGGTTTGTCAGAACGAAGGATTACATTGTACAGCCCAGACTCGTTGACGATATATGCAAGTTGCTTTCGGCCAAGAGAGTCGATGACCTCGGTCTGACCGACCTCATCCGAATCAAGGCGATTGACAGTATCTTTGATGTGCGTAATTCCTAATATATCACACACATCCTTGAGGACAAACCACGTCGTACCATTGATGATGACGGTACGCATCTGCTTCTCGTTATAGTTGAAAAGCTGTAAAGAGTTTTCGCTATTTATCATTCTAATAAATCTCCTTTTGTCGGTTGACATGGAGACTTCTCGTGTGGTAGTATCAGATTTACCAACGAGGAAATCTCCGAGGGAGAATAAGCAAGTCGCATTACTTTGACGGGTATCGGCTTGCTTATTCGGTTTTCACCGATTTATTTCCTCGTCTATCTTCTGACGAAACCACTCTGTCTTGCCGATGTTCTTTTCGGCAAGTTTGGCTTCAAACTTTTCTGCACGTTCTTTATCTATAAGAAAAGAATACTGCTGCATAGACTTGCGACGGGCGCGGAAATAATCAGACCTATCTTTTTCCGCCACACTTATCACCTCCATGTGTGACTGGTCACATTATAGCTGTGACCAGTCACAATGTCAATAGTTATAAACAAATTATTTTTACGCGCTTTCCCATTTGCGCGACGCAAGATGCGCCGCATAACGCTGTACGATGCCCTCAAACACGCCGGTGAGCGACGGGTCTTTGGCTATGACCGTGAGTTTGGAAACGCTCTGACGCTCCTTGTATGTCGCTCCTGCGGCCTTGAGACGCTTGCGGAGATTGCTCTGCCGCGTCGTGAGGTTGCACCCCACCTTGCGCTCTAATGCGCTATACAGGTCATCGTACATCACGGGATAGCTCATTCCGTATTCTTCGCACAGCCCGGAAAGGTACTTCTTCATGTTCTCCTGCCACTCGTCGCGCCCCACGGCGGGGACGGAACAGGCTTCAATGACTTTCTGCTGATTGGCTTCAATCGCGGCAAGTCTGCGCTCCTGCTCAACGTTTATCTGAGCTTGGAGCTGGAACATTTCTGCGGTGGTCATGGGCTTGGTGATTCTCTCGCGCATTTTCTCGAACGCGCTGACGTACATTGCGGTAAAGATAACGCCCTTTTCACCGGTCATCTTATTTGCCACCATATCACAGCCTTTTTTCGTCAGCAGATAGCACGGACGCTCTTTATCTTGGGAGTCTATGTAAGTACTGGGGATGAAAAAGTCAGCCAATCCAATTTTGGATTCGCTTGATTTATCAAGAATATCGCAGTAATTCTTGATGTCGCGCATCAGATGCGCGTGCTGTTTGCCGACAGCTTCGGCAACTTCTCTGCTGTCTATGACCTCAACACCGCTGCGGTCGATAATGGTCAATTCATTCACTATTCTATCCTCCTGCGTAAAATACTGTTTGACAGGAGTTCCGCTAAATGATAGAATAATTTCACAAGCGGAGAACTCCGTTAGTGGAATAAGCAGGTCGTTTTCATTGGAAGTGGGGCGACTTGCTTATTTTTCAACAAAAGCCTCTAACATTTTTATGCCATCTCTTATCCCTTCCGTTCGTTTGAGATTGCGTTCTTCACAATATTTGTCAAGGACTTCGAGCTCGTGATTGTCGAGGCGAACATGAATAGGATTTGATTTTGGATTCTCTGCTGGAGGTCTACCCGTTTTAGGGGACATAGTTTTCACCTGCCTTTTTGTAGCCCCACAAGTATATTACTACTTGTAGCCCAAAATGTCAATAGCTATTATATGATAATTTTTACGCCCCGTGAAAACGGGGCGTTTGAGCCTAATCAAAGGAATCTTCCTTTAAGTTCTGCATTGTAAGCGTCCATAGCATCGCAGAATTTTACTGTCCACAGTTCTACCGATAGTTCATCAACGTTGACATTATAGGTGGCTTCCATCTTCAAATCGTCGTGCATTACTTCTGCCCCGAAAAGATTGCTCGTACTAAAAGTGATAGTCACATTGCAGTAGTAAACCTCCCTGTCGGCCAGCTCCTTTCTCGACAAAGAATCTGACGTTATCGAATAACGATGGTACGACTGCGGGCTCATAATGTATTTGTCTTTCAGCGTCTCCTCAACATCGAACATTGACGAAAAAGCAGCATAATACATTAAGCACGTCTGTTTTTGCTCACGTGTCATGAGAGGGCTGTACTCAACAATCTCGGCGTATATGTCGTCCAAGTCAGAAGAGTCTACCGTACTTTGCGTAGAAATACTCTCTACAACCGCCGCCGCTTTCAGTGTTCCCACTTGTTCAACAGCTTCCAGGAGCATGTCAGTATTCGCGATACGATTCCGCACATCATCTGTGGCACTTTCATACTGCGCGTAAACATCCATGATAAGGTCATATTCGTCAGCGGTATAGTCAGTACACACAGCGACTATCGACGCATCAAGCGTACTTGCCTCCTTTGCCAGCTTTATTCTCGGCACAAACACGATTGCAAATGCTACGATCAGAAGCGTAACGGCTCCTCCAATGATGCACCAAGTTTTCACTTTCTTTTTCGGTTTGCTCGCATCTTTGTTCAGTTCGTCCAGCACGTTGTCAGGTTGAAGCTTCGTGTCTACCCCCGCTTCGCGATTGTCTGCAGAACATTCTTTCATCTCATTTACCTCCCATATTTATTTTCGGTTAGGATGTTTATAGTGTATCATAGCAGTGTGAGCAATTCAAGGGTGAAAGAAAATAGCAGGGGGGATACGTTTGCGTCGTTCCCTTCCGCTTAGTATGGCAGTTGACAGGCGCGGAGATAATAAGTATAATAAAAACGGCAGAACGTAAGGAGGTGGAACCATGGATAAAATTACAAATGTTGCCGACTATATCATTAAACGTTACCGCGAGTTGACGGGTGAGTATCTGGACGAAATGAAGCTCCATAAGCTTCTGTATTTCACTCAAAGGGAGGCATTTGCAATTTTAGGCGAGCCTGCTTTTGACGGTGAATTTGAAGGGTGGAAATATGGCCCCGTTTCGCGCGACGTGCGAAATAGCTTTATGAATGGCGAGATCATAGTTCCTACGCAGCCAATTTCCGATAGCGTACAATACATTGCCAGCAATGTAATAATGGAGTATGGCTCGTTAGCTTCATGGAAACTAAGCGAGCTATCTCACAGAGAGATTTCATGGAACAATGCCCGAAAAGGACTTGCGCCGAGTGAAAACGGGAACCGCGTTATTGACCTTAATGACATTAAGGAAGATGCGAAAAAGGTTCGCCCGTATGACCATCTGTGGGATATGTACTATGATGAATTTGATGATGCCGATGCCTTATGATAGGGAAAATATATAAGGCATGGACATCATTTTACGATCAGACAACGCGCCGAATGTCATACAAGGCACGACCGGCATTAGTTTTAGCAAAAGCCGATGCCGACGATTATGTCATTTTGCCGGTTTCCTCTATCTCAATCAAAACCAATATTGATCCGATATATGACATAGAGATCGACCCTGTCCTATATCCGAAACTTAATTTAACAAGAACTTCATACGTCCGGACTCATAAGCAAACCATAGTACATCGTGCAAGTTTACGCGATGTAATCGGAGATATGAAATCAGACTATGAAGAGTTGTATCTTGAAATACTCGAAAAGCGCGAAGCATTCAGCAGTTCCATAACGCAACAAGCTCTTTAAGCAAGAAAATAGCAGGGCAAATAGCCCAGCCTTTGTTCTATTCCCTTTGTCGCGTTTCCTTTGTTTTAGTTGTTGACTTTCGCTGTAGAAAATGATATATTCTCACTAAGGACGGTTCCCGCTGGTGTCACAGCAAGAAACGGCCAACTCTACAAGTTTATAGCTTGAAATTGCCGCTTCTTGCTGGGGTTAGGGGGCGGCTATTTCTTTAGGTTTGCACCCAAACCAATAGCCGCGAGTACAAGCATAAATAGTGCTATTGTATCTGTTATACTCATGGCGATACCTCCGTAGTATGTAACTTGCAGAAGTTCGCCTCCGTCCTTAGCTTGTAGGGATAATATCATATTATGCAGGATAATTCAACCAGAGAAGCTCCACGGATGACCGTGGAGCTTTTTGATCATCTGGGCATCGCTGCGTCCTCAGCGCATTTGCGGAGGAATGCGTATAGTCCAGGAGCGACAAGTGTGTTGGTATAGAGTTCCTCATTCGGGGCATCCGCAAGGCTCACCGAAACATCAAACGTGCCAGCGGGATATGATGAAAAATCTCCGTAGTATTCTGCTGCTCCTCGCAGCGCGGCAGAAACTGATTCAGCCACTATACCAACAAGGTGCGTTGCAGAACCGTACTGTGAGGAGGTAGGGGCAGTGGTAGTCCTCACAAGGTACATACGCTTAACCGTCTGCGTTTTTAAGTTCTCCACGCTCGATAAGCCCTCCTTCGTCGAATCCTTCGTAGTAAAATTCCTCGCTGCCCGCTTCGCCTTTCTTCGGAATCTCAACCGACGGATCGCGGAGCCGGTCAAAGCGCACTCTCGTAACAGTCGGGCGCGTCTGGGTAACTTTGCGCCCATCGAAATTGTAAGAAACCGACTTGAGTTGATACTCCACAATGACGGTCTGTCCTTTTTTGAGATACTGCGTGACGACCTCGCTCATGCGCCCGTAGGCCACGAATGACGGGAAATCATAGGTCGATTTCCCGTGCGGGCGAAAGTCACGCTCACACGCAAGAGTGAATTGCGCATAGGGCTTACCGTCGACTGTGCCGTACTTCTGTACCGGATTGCCAGTCAAGTAGCCCATTATGCGCCCATCGTTCAGCATATCTCCACCACCAGTTTCAGTTTATTTTCGTAGTAGACGGCGCACTCACGGCTTATGCCGTTGCCGAAGAGACTGACGGGTATCATCTTACCCCCGATATTGCCGAAGCTAAAACCGCGTCCCTGTGCGCTCTCAGTAAAGGCGATAGTCTCTTTGAAATCTATGTCCTTGATATTAGGCACAAGCGAAAGCGACGTTGTGTCGATGCGCATGGACTGCGGCGCTATCTTGATGGCCGTACCGTTATTGAAACGGATGTGATGTTCGGATATCTTTTCGATTTTCATTACTTGTCTGCTCCCCTTTCTCTTTTGTCTCTATACGGTTTACACAGCGTGTACTTCCAGCCATGCGGTACTTTTTCGAGTTTGCACCAGCCGTCGTAGAAATACCTCATATCGCCGAAGTATTTACCGCCGGGTGCGATGTTATTATACCATGTGTCGTAGTCCGGGTAAATGCCGGAATTGATATTTGCGCGGCAGTATTCAAGAACCTTTTCGGGATCCCGCTCCTGCGTGTAGATTTTCACTATCTTATAGTGATCGCCGCCATACTCACGCTGGCCAGCGAATAGTTTCTTATGGTACATTCTTGTATTCTTCCTCCTATTTGAATTTTACAGTCACGTCGTATTCCTGCTTGAGCGCGTTCTTGACGTCCGCAAAGGAAATGTCTCTGGAATTGAGCTGGGCACAGTAGAAATCTACCTCTTTTGCAAGGCGCTCGATCTCGTCATCCGGGAAACCGTGCTTGTCCTTGAGGATAAACAGGATCATGGTAGAAATGAAGTTTGCACCCTCTGCGCGTCCGGAAGTAAGCGCCCGGTCGACGTCCTGCTGCGTGCGCGGAATACTGCGGGGAGATTTCTTTCTTTTCATCCGCGCCCTCCGTAGATAACTCCGCTGACGGAGATATTAATATTGTAGCGTTCCTTGAGCGTCATAAGAGACACTGTATCATCAAGAACTCTCTGCCGCTCTGCAAGCATGTCCGGGGTCATATCTCCCTTTTTGAGCATCTTATCGTAGCCGTAGCGGGTGGAGACGCATTTATCGGCGATAGTATTTGCCTTTATGTAGTCCACTCTGACGGGTGCAACGAAACTATCTCTAAGTTTCTCCATTGCCTTGCGCTGATGCTCCTTATCGAGCATGCGAAAAACCTCAAACGCTTCTAAGCCAGTAGATTTTCGCAAAGACGGCAGGACTTCATCGAACAGCCATTTCTCAAAGCGCTCAGCAGAAGGCAGTTTGCTGTGCGCAATAAGACGATAAACATTGCCCTCGGTTATGAACGATATCTCATTTATTTGTTCGGTGGCCGTTCCGTACTGGTTTACTGTAAGGGAGACCCCCTCGCGTTTCACGACCCCCTCTCTTTTACAGTGTCTACGCACAGCATCCCAAGGATTGGAATAGCCCAACACACGGCAAACATCTGTACTACTGAGAAGATATCTCCCGTCCTCGTATATTGCCCTGACCTTGCCGAAATCTTCATGTTCTAAGATTTTCAATGCCATAGGCGACGGTTCATTTTTGACTTTTACTTTCTGTTTTGTCATCATTCCCTCCTATCCTCGGTCGTAAATATTATCTTGCTGCCATTGGGAAACTCGAAATTGAGCCTGCATCCGAAGAAGTCCGCCGCGCCGATAAGATCGGACACGGAGAAACTGTCCTTCTGGAACTTATTGCTCAAGGCTTGCGGGGAAATACTCAAGGCTTCGGCAAGCTCTCTATGTGTCGTGCCGGTGAGCGCAAGCAAGGCCTTGACCTTTGTACCGACCAAATCTGCATCACTCCTCAAATTAAATTAAACAAAATTACGGATTAAAGAAATGGCAAAACGGATTAAAGTGTTTATCATTTTCGCGAGGTCACGAAAATGGTGGTTTCATCGGCCTTTTTTGCACGGTCTGCGCAGTCAGCCCAGAACGTGGCGGCAGAGCGCGGCGTGGCGAATGCAACAGGCGTTCGGTGCTTCAAACTGCCGCAGGCCACGCCGAAGAGAGTCTTTGCGATACCCTTCGCGGGGTACGTCAGGGAGGTTATATGCGCCTCCGCGCCACACCATGGGCATTGGCAGAGAGATACGCCCTCCGGCGTCGGGATGGTCTCGGAAACGGGTCTACTTATTGACATTACAGCACCTCCGCCGGTTCTTTGAGCCATTCCAGACGGCACTCGGCACACGTCGGTCTACGGCAACGCCGACTTTCATCAGCCGGACAAAATGTGAGGTTTTCCGCCAACTCCTCGTCAGTCATATTTCTGATTTTGTCCGCGCGGGTGAATACCACGTCCGGGCACTCCCGTTTTCTTGCATCTTTACAAGCTTTCCCGCCGTAGTTCAGCAGGCAGCCAGACACTCGGCATCTATCACAAAGTTTCATTCAAAGTCCCCTCTCCCAAATTTCCCGGTAGATTCGGAACTGTTCTCGAAGTGGTGCGGGAATCAATCTCCGCTCCATTTCCAGCATGAGTAACCGCTCTGCTTGGCGCTTGGACATACGATTTTTCTCTTTCGGCGGTAGCCTGCCCTCTTTGGCTGCGATCGCAACTGGGTTTGTTTTATGCTGACCCATCATCTGCCCTCCTGTTCCATGCTCTAATTGCTTTTTCCCCTTCTTCGACTGAAGGTCAATCTCCTTTGTACCAGACACCCAAACCTCTTGCGCCACAAGTCCAACAGCTTCCGCAAACGGTCTTTTCCACGGCATCGACAGTCAAAGAGCCATCGCCCCCGCAGAACGGACACGGTCTAAGTTCGCTCATTGGCTTCAGCATCCTTTCTCGGTCTGAGTTTCCAACCAAGGAAACCGCATTCTTTAGTCATATAAAGTTCGTACTTTTTCAGCGTCTCGTAGACTTTATCAATGCAGCAACAGTCATCTGCAGTGCACTCGCGATTTTCTCTGTCCCAATGCTCACAATCAGGACAGACAAAGTGAAAGCAGAAATCCTGGCATGCCTCCTGAAAATCGTCAGCCGTCATTCCGCTATCATCCGGATCAACGTATCCCCAAAGCTCACTGGACAGGAAGTCACACTTTTCATGCGAAAACCAGTCATACACACTTCCCTCGTATACGAGGACATCATATTTGTACCTTTCCCCCGGCTCTATGTACTGGTTACAGAAGGAACACACATGGCGCTTTCGGGCTTTTCTCCACTGAGATTTCAATATATCAGGCATCGGTGTAACCTCCGTCCATTCTCGCGCCGCAGTTGGGGCAGTAATGTCCAAGCGTAAATTCGGAAAACACGGTTCTGCAAGCGGAACACCTTTTGTTTTCGTACTCTGGTATCGGAATCCATCGTCCATGCGCCACATCCTCGAACTGTTTGAGGTGTTCGCGCAGTTCCGCGCATACCCATGCCGCCTGATAGAGAAGCGCTAAAACGCCCTCTATGCTGTCGGTTCCATCGACCAGCCACTCTGCCATAGTAAACGAAATATCGCTATCAGACATAGTTTCTGGAAATGCGGCGTATTTCGTATGTCTACGCACAAGCTTTCGTATCAAATCAAACAGGGTTATGTCCGCACCGTTCTCTCCGTATCCACGCACCCACGTTTCCTTGTCTTTGACGTAGAACAGATTTAGTGCCGTTTGGGTATTGTTTTTTGGGGTATCAGTTGTAAGCCTCATTTAGTTCTCCTTTCTCACTCCACCGCTGCAAAAGAAATCGTCCTCCACAGGGATGCAACCGTAGAGCGCGCCCATCGGCTCCGAGCAGAATCTCTTTCCGAACATGTTCGCGATCTTCTTTCTGCCCTTGACAGTCACAAGCGTCTGCGCGCCGGTTTTATCGCCGTTGACGTACTCCTTGAGAGTGAAGTAGCCGTTATTGGTCTCGGCGTATGGTCTGAGCTGCTGTTTCTTGTCTCTGTAAAGATATCCCGCGGCAATTAGTGAACGTATCATTTCGCGCTCCCCAATGTGCAGTTCTTTGGCGGTCTCTCGGAATGAAAGATTGTTTCCACGGTCAATGAGCGCGTCAAAATAAGTGACCTTCGGCGTATCAGCCTTGACTTTCTCGTTGAGTCTCTTTACCGTCTCAAGGGTCGAGCGGAAAAGTATCTTCGTCTGCTCGTCCGCGTAGGGCAAATATGTGTCGATGAACATATCGTCATTTGCCACATAGCCGCCAGTACGCCTTATCGTCGGGATGATTTCATCAGCAACAAGCGCCTGAAATCGTTCCGCAGTTTCATTCTTGGCTTTCATTGCGAGACGGTAGAAGATATTTTCGGGGATGTAATCGTCGTGCCCACAAGTGGGCACGCCCAGTTCCTGCAAATACCCGTCGACTCGCTTCCATCTGACAACTTCGTTGCCACTGGCGGCAATGCGAGTAAATCCCAGCCCACGGGCAACAGCCTCAAGATTGAGGTATGCAGTTCCGTCCTTTTCGTAGCAGTCCACACCGCTGATGTTCATAATTTCGTTTGGCATTTGCTATGTTCCTTTCTGATTCTATGTAGTTCTTCTGAGGTGTTGGGATGGTAGCATAGCTGTCAAGCGCAAAATCGGCGTTTTCCTTGGTTTTGATGTAAAAAGCGCGGATTTTTGTATTGTATCCATAATGCTTTGTCCATCTACGCAGCAAAGTTTGTGCAGTTCTCCCCACGTAGTCGGGTGTTTTTCTGTGGCTCTCCTCGACCTTGTGGGGTGATTCTGTACAGATCCCCCGACGTAGTGACCTAATGTTGTACAGCCCTCCCGGAGGACGTTTTGGGAACGTAGTGACCTGTTTCTGTGCAGTTCCCCTAACAAGCTTTTTGCGGTGATATGGTGTAGAAATAAAGCAACTGAACATCCATATTAAATGTTGCGGCGGTGAAGTCCCGCCAGTTGTCGAACTCGCCTTCGTGCAGCTCGCCCTCACACAGCCATTCGGCATAAATCTTCATTTCCGTGTATTACATCTCCTTTATCAGTTTTATAAAGCCCTGCTGGTTGAGGTTCTTGAGCCAAATATGCAGGAACTCGTCAAGGCTCACGCGCAGACGCTGCGAGTACATCATCTGGCCGTCCACGTCCTTGTAAACTTCGTCGTAGCTCCCGGTATAGTCATTTCGGAAAAGTACCGGCTCAATGGTTTGTGCGGCTTCGTCGACCGCAAACTCGATCTCAGGATCAGCCATAAGGTCGTCGTTCAGCTCAGAGTAATGCGCGATGTAATACACGGGACGGCCTTTATAATCCGAGAAGTAAAGGAACTCGGCGGCAAGGCGCGTGTACGGTTCATTCTCCACACTGATATGAAAGTCGTGTCGAGAAAGCGCCTCCAAGATGGGGCGCAAGTCCTGATAGTTCTGCTTCGCGTGTTTCAGTTCGGTCATGTTCGTAAATCCTCCCAAGTATTTTGCGGGCGCGTGTTCACGCAAAACCCGCAGTTCTTCTGTTGGCCGTGTTCAGGGGCGCGGAAACTTCCCAGTAAAATCCCGCGGGCGTGTTCAGCCCCCCCAAGACTTCCGCGCTCCCTGTTCACATTCCGGGGCGTGGTCGCTCAACTCTGCCCCGTTCGGTGATCCTGCCGGACACGTCCGGCGGCGGGTGCAATCTGTTTTCTTCGGGGAGATGCACCAGCTCCCCACGGCCTTACATCAGCACCCCGGCAGGCTGACCGCCGTTTATAGCGATGGGCGCGCGTCCTAATATCTCGCGCCGGGTTTAATCCTGTTTTCTTGCCCATGAGCGCCCGCCATATAGGCGGCTGGACTTGCACCAGCGGCGGCGGATGCCGTCGGCCTTGCGGGTATTAAGCGGCGATTATGGCCGCGCGTATTTGCTCGATGATTTCATATATCTTTGCGCTGCCGGTGCCGCTGTTGCGCTTGTAATAGCGCACAGAGTACCGCGGCGCGCCCTCGATAATGGTAACGCTGCATTGCGCAAAGCTGTTGAGGATCCACCCGCGAGTGCGCAAGGGAATTTTCACGCCGTGCGCGTCGGCTATCTCTACCAATAAAGCGCCGTCTTTTATCAAACCGCCGCGGGTAAAAATCTCCTCGGCCTTCTTTATCTCTTGCCGGTGCTGCTCTTCCTGCTCTGCTCTTTCCTTTGTTTCCTGCTCTTCACGTTCACGGCGGGCGGCTTCTTCTCTCGCTTCTCCATCGGCGCGCAGTTTTGCGGACAGCTCCGCGCACTTGCCAAGCTCCCCGAGTACAGCCGCGCCGACGAAGTCGGCGAACGTGCCGCCGTTGTCGCGGGCGTTGATGTAATTACGAACGCGAACGCGCAGACGATCCCGGATATAATCCGCTTGCCGTGCTGGGTCTGAGCCGTACCGAAGTATTACGGGCTCTTCCAGCTCTCGCAGCCTGTTAACCTCGTCGCCGCTGCTCCTTTGCCAGACTCGCGCGCGTTATTCCCGTGTGCCGTATAGCTCCACGCAAGCCGGGAAAAAACCTAGAACATCGGTAAATTTATAATCTGTCATCCGCAGCGGCACTAAATAGTTGTTGATCTCGACATAAAGAAAATACCTGTCGCGCTCGTTGGCGGGGTATTGGTTTTTCTCTGTACAGGTCCAAAGCTTGTACGACTCCGCGCCGTTGCTGACCTCGCGCACAAAATCCGCGCGGCAGTTTTTGCCCTCGCGGTTATACATGCCATTGACAAAAAGCGGCTTTTTTAACGTGCTCATGTGGTAAAACCTCCGTATTTTTTAGGCTCAAAGCCTGTAAAAACGCCTTGCAATCAAGACGCTTTTACAGACTGCCGGGAAAAGCCCCGGCAAGCTGTTAATAGAGATAGTACCAGACAATAAATTTTGATTCTTTGCCGTCTGCGCTGCTCCATGGGGTATACCATGCTTTCCGCCTTTGCTTCCGGCGCTGTTCAACAAATTTCTTTGCCTGCTCTTCCGTGTCGACGAAATGGAATGTTTCTTGATGCCTCATTTCTATATCTCCATTCTTGCAAATTCCCGCATTTCCGCGGCTATATCTTCCGGGGTATTCGCGAATTTCGCTAACCATTCCGGGAAGTGCTGCGATAAATAGGACTCAAGGTTTTCAAGATTTCCCGGCTTGCCTGCGATTTCCTTTATGGCGGCTACAAAATCCGACGCCGCTTTTGCTGTCTCATCAGTTGTGTAAACCACTTTGCAGGACTTTCCGCCGGGGCAAATAAATTCTCGATCTTTTCCGGCATGTTCGCAGCGGCTCCCGCAATTCTTGCAATTGTCATGCTTAACCATTTTGAAACCTCCTCAAATAAAATACATAGTCCCGTCCAGCTCGACGGCGACAGCCTCTTGTTTCAGTTCGTCCCGCATACGGACGGCAAAATTAACTACATCGTCCAAGTGCTCATCAAGCGCAGACTGCGCAGCATAGGCGAACACGGCGTTGTTGTCTTCGGTAATAAGCCCGTGCGCCTCGCTCATCCAGTAGCCGCGAACAGGCGTTGACGTTGCCCCGCCGAAGCACTGAGACAGCAGCGTAGCGGCCTCATGCACGTATGCGCTTGTATCGCCTGCCGTGTTTGCGTCAACGGTTCCGGGAACGTAAACCGTTATTTGGTGGCTGAGGCTGAAAGAGTTTTTCAAGATATTATTATTCATGTTCTGACCTCCTGCGCCCGTCTGGGCTTGTCTGACTGTATGTATAATACACTGTTTAACAGTACATTGCAATTCGCAAAATGAACAAATAACGTACTGTTTAATAGTGCATATTGTACGGCTTGACAGTACACGAAAAGTTATATATAATGAGTGATGAAAGGGGGCTATTTATGGCCGTGAGTGATAGCAGGCGGCGAGCAAATAATAAATGGGATGCTGCCAACATGACAACGCTTGGATGTCGAATGAAACGATCTGACGCGGAGGAATTCAAGGCGGCGTGCAAGGACTCCGGAACGACCCCGAACGCCGTTTTTAATACTGCCGTCGCCGAATTTATGCAGGATTACGCAGAAGAAAAATTATTGAATGGAGGAAAAAAACATGGGTATGAGTGATGCGCAATTTAAGGCTTTTTTGCGGGTGGCTCTTAGGGATTTAACGGAAGCCCTGAAAGCCGCCACACCTGAAGAGAAAGATGCTATTATAAAAGCCCTTGCCGACGACTTCCAGAAGTCGCTGGAGGATTAAACGGAGGTAAAAAACAGTGCCGACTGAGCAGGAAATGAAAGAAGCCCGGAAGGCGATAGCCTACGATCTTTTACAGATTATCGAGGCACAGCCGGAAAAACAGGCGTACACCGCCGAAGAGGTAAAAAAACTTATTAAACTTTACGTCAGCACGGCGAACCAAGACTAAAAAGGAGGGTATAACAATATGAATATGTCCGAGAGTGCAAGAATTATAGTAGGCTTGCGCAGTAAAGGTTGGAACGATACCGATATAACAAACTTTATCCTTTGGGTAGAAACCGGCGAAGAGCAGTACAGACCGGAAAAGAAAGCCGAAGAAAAGTAAAAAAGAATGTAAAAAGGCAAGAGAGCAGGCTTGAAAAACTTCGGTCTGCTCTCTTTTTATATAATTTGTACTGTTTAACCGTGCAAATTTGTGCAAATTGCGTCTTGCGCTGTACTGTTAAACAGTGTATAATAACACACGTAAATAAGAAAAACACATCTGACAGATCAGATATTAAACGGAGGGTTAAAAATGAAGTATTTCGCACAGTGCAAAAACCTTGAGGAACTCAAGAAGGAATTTAGACGGCTGGCCATGATCCACCATCCCGACAGGGGCGGCGACGTCGAGACCATGAAAGAGATCAATAACGAGTATGACATGATGTTTCCCGTGCTCAAGGCCAAGACAGCCGCGCAGAGCACCGAAACCGCCCAGAGCACCCGCAGCGAGTTTTACACCGCGAACGGCTGGAAGGGCGAACGGTACGAAGCCGGGCGCAGTCTCAAGGAAATAGCGCAGCTTGTCCGCGCGTACATTAAGGAATTTTTCCCGGACTACCGTTTCAGCGTCCGCACGGCCTACGCTTCCATGTGTCAGGAACTTCACGTTGACATGAAAGAAGCCCCCGCGGAGATCTTCAAGACCTATGAGGAAATGACAGACGATGATATTTCCGAGTGTTGGCGGAAGGCCACCCGCAACAGTGTATGGACCCTCAACAGCTGGAACAAGGCCGAGGAGAAAGCCGAATTTGAAAGAATTTGGAGCAAGTACGGCGCATTTTACAAGTGCTTGACCGACAAGACCCGCGCGACAGTGAAGGCCGTTGACGAGTATGTGAACAGCTTCAATTATGATGATTGCGATAGCATGATCGACTATTTTGACGTTAATTTCTATTACTTCGGATGCCTGCAAAGCCCCGGCGCCGTGAAGATCGTTCCCCGCGCTCCAAGAGCCGAGAAGCGCCCCGCCAAGGCCGAGAGCAAAGCCCCAGCACCGGCAGACAAGGCCGAGAAGCCCGAACAGATAGCCCCGGCAAAGCTCGCAGCGCTCCGCGTTGAGTTTAATACAGAACATGACGGGATCGAGGTTTATTTTAACTCCAAGCCCTCACAGGCCACACGTGACGCGCTCAAGGCCGCGGGGTATCGTTGGCATAGCGTTAAAAAATGCTGGTTCGCAAAACGCACCGAGGCGCATTTACAGGCGCTCAAAAAGATAGAAGACGCAGCATAAAAGCCGGGCATTTGCCCGGCTTATTTTTTGAGAAAATGTAAAGTTATGCTTGACAATCAGTATATACTGATGTAAAATAGAATCATCCCAAAAGGGAAATCTAAAAAGGAGGTTAGGCAGTGGCAAAAAGGCAAAAGAAAGCCCCTGACAAGCTGGAGATCGTCCGCGTGGTTTTGGAGATGCTGGCATACATCGCGACCATAGCGGCGGCAGTCTGGCAGATAGTCAAGAGCTAATCCGACAAGGGGCGCGGCGGCGTAAGCCGCCCGCCCTGCCTGAAGCCATTATAAGCCAATGTAAGAAGATGTGCAAGCGAAAGTTTAGAAACTCGGCGTTATATCTGTTGTTTGCGCTCAACTGTGTAAATGCGATTAAGCAGGGCGCTAACTGGATCTTTTGGGTCTCCGCGGCGCTTGTCGCAGCTGTCGCAGTCCTTGACATTATGGAGGCCGTGAAGAAATGAGCGAACGACCGCAAGACCGATACAACAAGGCCAAGACAACAACGGTATTACTCCGGCTCAACAAGTCCACAGACACGGATGTTATTAACGCATTAGAACAGCAGCCGAATAAATCAGGCTATATTAAATCATTGATCAGAGCAGACATTGAAAGGAGACAGAAAAATGAAGAAAATAATCAGCGATTGTTTTAATCTTGGCGGCGAACGCCTTTATAACGGTGAGCAGCTTTTACAGACCGTCCGGGAATACGGCGATTATATCGACCTTGACAGCGGCGTAACGATAAAGGCAACCGGGGACGGCAGATATTATAACGATGCGGACGATCTCGACAGATACGCGGCGGTCTTTGATTGGGACGAAGACGCCGAGCAAGGCGAATTAATCGGATTCGTGCAGCTGTGAAACAACGCAATATAAAGCCCCTGAGACGGTCAGCAATGGCCGTCTTTTTTATCGCCCTTATGCAGATGTCGACCGGAGACACGATCCGCGCCCACGCCCTTTATTATATATTACTTAGATTATATATTATATATCTAAGATGTTATATATACTGTGTGTATAGGTATATATTAATAACCTATGTAATATTAGAATATGCCGCCGTTCCCGTTCAGGACACCGAGCACCAGGAGCGCCCGCGCATGCGACCACCAAAGCCCGAACCAGACGCAAGGACGCGCCACAGCAGCCCGTAACAAGTGCCATATATCGCGCCCTATTCTTTATATGCCTTAGCCCCCCCAAGCCCAGCACCACACACGGCGGAGCTTTACACAGCCGCACAGCTCCCCCCCACCCTTTTATATATAAATATCTAAGATATATATTATATATATTTAAGATTTATAATATATGTGTGTATGTAATGTGTATATATCTCTATAGGTATATATAAAATAAGCGCTACTAAGAAGAGAGAGCAAACACAAACAGAGAGAACATCACGCACAGCCGGAGCAAAGAGCAGAGCAATACCACAAAGAAAAGAGAGAACACCGCCAAGAGAAGCAAGGACACAGCAACACCCAACACAACACGCCGCTGACTGTCGAACCATGTTGATACAGTTCTTCAGACGGGGGAGTGTCGCCGATTCGCACTTGTTCACGATTTTGGGAGAAATCGCGAGATTTTGCGAGTTTTCAAAAGCTCCACAAAACCGCCGTCAGCGCAGCCGCGGCCGCTTAACTCTAGTCATTTGTGTAATAATGACTAGAGATAGTGCCCCGCCCCCACTTCCAAAACCGCGCGGGGGCTTGATTTTTCAAGGTTTTCCGGTGGCAGTCCCATTCTCTCACTCATTCACTTCCTCCCTCCAACCATCCCTCCTTTCCATCCCCTCCCCCCCTACTTAAAAATCGAATTTAAGATTTCAAAAGGTTCTCCGGGCGAAGTTGCTATTTATAGGTCAAATCCCCCTATTCAATTATAATCTGGTTGAAATGCAGATAATCATCCGCTCTGTTTTTGCGTTATTCGTGCCTGACGCGCTCTCTGGCGCATTTTGCACGTCTCGGCGGTGTAGTTTTATCCCTGAATATTAAAATCGATTTTAAGGTCGTTCTCGCGCGTTTTAAGACGCATTGTTTTTGAGTGACTTTCAGCCCACTCTCGGATAATAACCGGGTCACACTCAACAACGCTTCGTCTGTCGGTCGGGTATGGTTGAGATAGTGACCGGCGCAGAACGCAAAAAAGAGGCCACCTCCGTAGAGATGACCTCTTGATATTTTACTCGCTATAATCTAATTCACCAGCCAACACATCGGGAACAATGGCTGTGACAATTCTCCTCCCGCATCTTGGACAACGGAACGGATCAAATTTCCACAAGCGTACCATGCCCTCCGATTCCTTCTTACACGACAACGATGCGAGTGTGAACCCGCAGTGTTCGCATACCGGCTTGAACTTCATGGTCGTTATATCTGGCTCTTCGCCGAGGAAGGTTCCTTCAAGCAAATCCGTCGAGTGGTCAACCTCCGTAAACCGCACCAGTTCGGCCATTGCGTCGTAGGCTTCCTGAGGAGTATCAAAGAGCATACCTCCCATCACCTCGTTTGCACCATCCGTGCATAAGAGGCACTCGCCCCAGCCGTCGTGATGGATACCGTAGCTCAAGCCGCTCCACGGGTCTGATTCGTATGCACAGCCGAGCTCACCATGATAGTTTCCCTCGTCATCATGCACGCCGATGTGCAGCTTCTCCTTGCCGCAGAGCGGACACCTATACATCTTCGGCGTCCCGTTGAGAGCGCACACGATGCCGTAACAGTATACCTCGCCCTCCTCCATGATTTTGAACTCTGCGTGCGGTAGCTCAGTCTCGTATGCCCATGAGCAGTCTCTTCCTTCGGGGCACCACACTGCTTTGATGGGCAGGGAACGTCCTTCTCCACGCTTGAGCACACCGCCCTCGAAACAGTCGCACTCTCCGTCTATTGCGCCCCTCAACTCTGCGAGGTCGTCGGATGCGCCGAACACGACGAGGAAATCCAGATTTTCTGCGAGGATTGCTTCATCTTCCGTTATCTCATTACCATACTGCCGCCCATCAAGTTTCGCGGCAAATTCTTCAACTGTCATTTCTTGTCCACCTCGTCTATAAAGGTCGCCGCCTCATCTGCGACGTGCAGGAAGAACGCCAGCGGATTGCGTCGGAAAGTATCTCCCGCTGCTCTGGCTTCACCCTCCTGCCATGAACTCATGTGATAGCGGATTGCGGTCGCTTCGTCTACTGACAGAGACATGAACCGCTGGAGAATGAAAACGCTCTTTTCCCCGTGGCCGTAGATGAGCTTCTCGTCGATCTCATAAGCCTGTACTGTCTCCCAAATGAAATCTCCAACTGCGTCGTGCTTTACTGTCCACTTCTCCGCAGCGGCAACCTTTTCAGGATCGTATATTTTCTGGTTACGGCAGCTCGGCTTGTACATATTGGCTTTGCAGAGATCGTGGAAAAGCGCGACAATGGCTATGGTTTCTTCGGTATATGGGCAGTTCTCGCCATATTCCTCGTGCAGAAGTCTGCACAGTCTCCCGTATACATTCAAACTGTGCTCGCACAGTCCACCCGGAACTGCGAGGTGATGACGCGAACTCGCCGGGGCTTCAAAGAAGTCCGAGTGCAGGTCAAGCCACGCTATCAGCCCGGTCGTGTTGTCGCGGGTGATGTTTTCCAAGACGATATTGACAAACCCTTCCTTGTTTTTCTCGATGTTAATCATTTTGTTCTGTTCCTCCATAAATTTCAGTCGCTTATCGCGAAGTTGATATTATTGGTCAAGCTCACCTCAAGCCATTTCAACTCTTCAGCCGTCAGTATGCGATTGGTCGCGCGCAAGATAACCGCTGTCGTCCGATTCGGACAAGCTACACATTCGCATCGGTGCAAACTGCTCGACTCGTTCACCCTGAACGGGCAGTTGCTGGCGTAGCACTCCATTACTCGATCTCCTGCAACCAAAATTCGCGACGGCAATCCGGACAATATTTGTTAATAGTCATGCAGCTTCCATCTTCGCCGCGATGGCGCGGTACAAGCTCATTTGGGCAAATATCCAACACGCCATCGGCTCTTACTCGAGCGTCAGGCCACTGTTTCAGAAATTCGCTCTGCCGAGTCTTGACAGGGTTCCGTTTAGACCATTGTTCAACTATTCCAACCATTTCCTCAGGACGGTTATAGAGAAGTTGTATACACGATATGCCAACGCTGAGGCTCTCTCCGAGGGGACAATAACGACATGTCGTTCTAAATGCTTGGCACATGCGATTTCTCTCTTTTGCAAATTCAACTGCGTCCATCATTTACCCTCCATTTCTCGCCGCAGCGCTGCTCCCATCTTTACCATCTCTTCCAGCGTTGGTGCGTGTTCGCACACGAAACTGCCACTGAGGGCACAACTCCAACACATAATTCCTCCTGTAAGCGCCCAGCACCGATTGCACAACACTCGGCAATCTTCCTTGAGGTTGGTGTTTTCTTCTTCCAGAGAGCCCACCTTTTCCCGATACTGCTTTTTCAGCTTCGACAGCTCCGCCTTGAGCCTTTTATTTTCCTCGGTCGCGTCCGAGGACATCTTGTTGCGAAATTCATTTAAGTCCATTTGTTACTCTCCTTTCCGCATGCGAGCAAAAATCTTTTGGGTATGGATTTTGTAGCCCGTCTTCATGCACGCAAAATCCATTGCCAGTGAGCGCATACATGCTGAAGAAATTACATTCTTCACACCTTACCACTTTTATGACATCCGCTGCTGGGACATCGTTTATGGCCTTTGCAATTCGGCCAGTGCTTGTCTGCCCAAGCCACACCTCTTTTACTGCTGCTTGCGTAGCCGCTTCACGTTCTATGTACTCAGTCATTATTTTTTCTCCATTCTGAGCATCCGCCATTGTTCTTCCATACGCAGCGGTCGCATTTGCCGTAGCACTTTTTATGTTCAGCCATTGTTATTGCCTCTCTGCTGAACGGACTATTTGGAAGTGGCAGCAGATGCGATTTACAGTGTACTCAACACCATATCGGAAATCCATGTCGGTTCCGGCTACATCGTCAGTGTGATAGTCCGCATAAATCTCTTCAAGAATTTTCCGCAGTTTCTTCTTTGTGATAAGTCCGAACATTTTTACCTCCTATTCGTCGCTCTTTTTCATTCCAAGCGAGCAAAAATCATTACACCTTGTTGTGACGGTTCCGAATCGTTCACACTTGCCGTAGTCTCGGTTGACCTGTGTATGTCTTTGCCAAAATTGGCAGTCTTTGCACCTAACCACTGGAACTGCGTCGACGGTAGGTGCAGAAAACAAGTCATCAACTTTCAGAAACCACTCATTTTTAGGGAAACATCCAAATTCAGTCTGAAAGCTGTATTTCTTCTTTTTGTTGAGTCTATCCGCGTCAATCAGCCGCATTGTCATCGTCTCCCCTTCTCTGCAATGCGGCAACATCTTTATCCCAGCAGTCTTTCGGGAATCTATCGTTCATCAGGTGTATCATCCCTTTCTCTCGGAAACGCTATGATTGCACCTTCGTACAGTTTGCTCCTGTCAACTTCGCAACTGTCAAAGAGTATTCCCCGTGGCCTTCCACATGCAATAGCCACGCTGGCGGCTATCACGTCGTCGGGAATATCAAGTGTTATTTTCATCTCTGCTCCCCCTTACCACCCGTAAAAGAGCACGGTTTGGGTCTCCCAGTCTATCGCCTTATACAGCCTGACCAACTCGAAAATCTGGTGTTCGTACTGCCATGAGCCGCATATGAATTCATGCGTTTCATCAAGGTCAATAGCGCCGAGCCTCTCCCACCATTTAAGTTTTTCGGTGATAAAGTCGCGTATTTTATCTATGCTCTTGATGTCATCCCGCTCTATGGAAAAACCTCCCGGAAGAAGTTGCTTTCCGCCGTCCACAAGTAAGTCTTTATACGCCTCTATGATTTTGCGCTTGTATATCTCGATAGCTTCAAGCACACCGGGCTTACCAACGACATACGGATCATAGTCCGAAACGTCCGCCTGAACTTCTTTGCCTGTAAACAGCGGTTCGCCTTTGCTATAAATCCGGTCTGCCGTATCGTCCCAATACAGTTTCCCAAATTCAAAGATTTCCTTTTTGTCAAGAAACTTGTCGTCGTTAAACGAGAACCATCCGTTCCCAGCTTCTACACCCTTTGATTTTGCGTAGTCGCAAAGCTCATTCAAGGTCATGTTCTTGACCTCTTCGCACTTGCTTTTATCAACAAGATAAAAATAATGTCTATATCCCATTTTCACTTTCCTTTCTGAACATCACTACCCGAACCACATCATCGATCTGCACTTCCGTGTCCTCAAAGGGGAACTGGCCGCAATGCGGGCAGACAATAGTGTCGTGCACTTCGTCGAGGCCGAGTTCGCCGCCAACCCAAAGAGGTGTGGTATCAACTATCACAGCGCCGTTATCCATTTCCGTAAAGGAATGTTTTGTGATCGTGTTTCCACCGTCAAAATTCTCCATCACAAGCTCTATTGCAGTGAGCTCACGACCGCACTTTTCGCACTTCATTTTCTCTGCCCTCCCATCTGCCCCCACAAATCCTTCAACGCAAGTTCCGTAAAGAATTTGTCCGAATACGCCGAACATCTGTTTTCGGGGTCGACCCACTGTGAGAAGCGTGTGCACCTGATCTTATCGTCTATTTTTCTTTTGGGATTCGCGTACTCGCAGTATTGGCACTGCACTTTATACGTCATCGCGTTCGCACATCCAGTCATCATTTGCTACACCCGACCTTTTGCCCTTTTGGCGGATTGGGCAGCGGCATCCAATGAGAGACGAATTTGTTGAGTGCCCAGCCTTTTGAGATTTGAATTTCACAATCCGAACCTGCCATATCCGGGAGATATGCCAGAACACGCTCGTCCTCCTCTGGCAGTTTGTCCTCGACTTTTGTCCACTTGGACGCGGGGGCGTCAGCATCCTCCTCAAGCCTCTGCATCCACTCGCACTCAGATGGCTCGCAAGGTTGGTCCGAGTGAAACTCATTGCACATATTGCAGATGATCGTCTTGGCTGTTTCGATTTTCGTATGTCCGTTCATTCTTTTCCCTCCATAAGTTACAACTGAGTCTGTTGTTGGAGGCGGCGGAATACTCGACGCATCGCTCCATCCAGTCGGTTGATATCCCCCGCTTCGGCGTTCGATGTCTGGCCGCTGAACACCACATTTTCTTCTATAAATGCAGTCACTCGTCATCTTCTACCTCCGCTATCCACATACTTATTTCTTTCTCTGCCGCGTCTAATGCCTCGTCCAGTGTCCGCCCTTTCCATTCATAATGCCGCGCGGGGCCGAGCACGTAGCAATGAAGACTGATTACATACCAGTTGGGAGCGTCCTCTCCGCTTCCCGCCAGTTCAAAGTAGTCCGGGAACTCAAACAGCAGCTCCATGTGCCCCTCATACGTCTTACAACAGGGGTCTATTTCGAGCGCTTTCTTTATTCCAGCCATAACTTTCCGACGCAGCGCAAGGAATCTCTTATACGATTTTTCCACTTAGATTCTCACCTCACCGCTTAATCAATTTCAGCCACAAGGCATCCGCGATTGAGAACAGCGCCCATATTCCGAAAAATTCGGTTTTGGGCTCTACGTCGTTCATGTCATACCAAATTGCCACCAAGAAAAACAAAAGACTCATCCGCAGTCCCTCTTCACTCATAAAGCCCAAGACTCACAAACAGTCTCTTGGCTTCCTCGTCATACGCCTTATAATCCGGGTACTTGTCCAAAATGTCAGCGTACTTACACTTCTTCTGTCCCCCACATGCCTTGCGGTCTTTGCAATATACGCAGCCGTATTTCTTCTGCGAGTCCGGATTAACACCTACATACCCCTCCGAGCTGCCCAAGCCCTCGCGCGAGCCTTTTCGCTCTCTGGTACATCCGCAGTTTCTGACTCGTCCCGTGCGGATATCATATCCACGGCGGACAAATGTTTTCCCGCATATCCGACAGCGGCAGTTGAAATACGCACCCAAAGACCCACCGGAGCGCTTTTCGTTGTAACTCAGGACTTCTATGTCGTGGAATGTCTGCCCTGATATGTCGATGATTTTCATGTTGTCTCCTCTATTGTCTCAAGCAAAGCGATCAGCCCGAAAAACGACCTCGGATTTATCCCAGTCTTTTCCTTTGCCGCTGTCAAATGAAATTCCACTGTGGAGTTGTTCATGTTCAGCGCTCTGGCCGTAGCTGTGGCGTTCATATTGTTTTCGGCATAAGTGCAAATTACGCGCTTGCACTTCTCGGTTAATGGCCGTGGGCATTTGTCCATTCGGCTCCCCTCCTCTCTGCATAATGCGAATATTTATTCATCCGGTAAAAATTCTGCGGGGCATATCATATTTGTCTCTATCAGGAACGCCAATTTGAACTGTGGTACGGTAAAAATGCCCTCTTCCACAAGAACTTCTACACCGTGCTTCAGCGCTTCTCCATCAATCACGGTTCCTTGCGGATAGCCAATAAACTGCGTGACAAAACGCTTTACCGCTTCAAATTGTTCGCTCGAAGCCCACACGATAGTCCCTCACTTCCGACATGTCTACAACTCTCAACCTTGCTTGGTAATGGAAATCACCAGAACCGTCCTGCCAGAATCTCCACTCTATGAAACGGCTAAGCTCCTTGGATGTAACGAGCTTTTCTACGAGATCCTTCTCGCCGAACTCCTTTATAATATCTTCGCCGAAGGTTTCCATCTCTTCGCGTGAATATATCCTTGTAGCTACGAAAGTTTCAGGCCGCAAATTGATCCGAACAACTTTAGGCGGCGGCAGTTGTTCTGTATACCCACCCAGTTTGCGTATGATCCAGCGCTTAATTTTGTTCATCGTTCATTCTCCCCTCCATCACAAAAAGACTTTGCTGTGCCGTATATTCGTTGAAGCGCTCTTCTTGAAGCTTGAAATACGTTGGGTCTATTTCGCAGCCCACGAAATCAAGTCCTGCGTCATAGGCCGCGATTCGGCTGCTGCCGCTTCCGAGATGCGTGTCAAGGATCCGGTCTCCGGGTTTCGCGTAGTTTTTGAAAATCCACCGATAGAGTGCGACTGCCTTTTGCGTAGGATGAATCTGTTTCTCGTTCAGCTTTTTGTTCCCCTGCTGAATCGTGCCCTCTTCAACGCTCTTCCCTTGCAGCATTCCATTCCACATGAAGCGGAATATCCTGACGCTGGTAAAGAGGTCTGTCGCGGCCAGCTCACAGTCGGAAAAACTGCTTGAGGAATTGCACTTGTCCCACACGATTCGCCCCGGCGCGAAGCGATAGTCAAAGTAATTGCATCCCCACACTATGTAATGCTTGGCAACGCGCCGAAGTTCCTCAAAATATTCCGCGTTTGGAATGTCCCACTGTGGGGAGATGGGATAATCCCTGTGAACGCCGATTTTGCTGACACGGCTCCCGTAATAGCCGCGCCTTTCCGGTCCTGAGAAATATGGCGGGTCAACTACTGCGAGGTCGAACGCCTTGTCAGGAACTGTGCGCATGTACTCCATGCAGTCGCAGTTGACTACTATGCTTTCGCTCATTTCATCACTCCCTTACACTTCATCTCCCCATGCGTCCCAGCCGGGGAATCGTTCTCTCGCAAATATCTCTATGCGCGGCTCATAGCTCACCAGTTCTATCATGCGGCGCATTTCTTCGGGCTTGCGGCTGTGCACCGTTTTGGGTGCATAGAATCCCGTTTTTCCCTGACAGCGTTTACCTTCGGGAGAAACTTTGTAAGGCAAGCGCTTTTTCGTCGTGGCAAATATGCAATGTTCAGTCAGTCCTCTGTAATACTGTCCCAAGCCCTGCTGGTTTTTCATCCACGTTATCGTTGTCACATACTCGAATCCCCACGCCTTCACGCATTCAATGGCGGCGGGTAGATAATTATTGGTAGCCCAGCAGTACAGATGGCACCCGTCAGGGGCTGCAAGTTGCATGACCGGGAGCGCCTTGATCTCGGCAACAGACATCAAACTGTAGTGCTTGTCCGCTCCGCGCTTGATTTTGCCGCCTCCCCGCTCTGGCCACGGCGGGTCTATGTAGATTGTGCGGTATTTGTCACTTGGAAAGTCGTTCATACGCCCTCCTTGATTTTGAAAAACTGACAGCCGCGGCCTTTATCGCAGTCGTTGGCGCAGAACCGGCATGGATTCGCATCGAGCACCAACAGTTTGACGATTCGGCACAGCCGTTCTTTCATGTTGAACTGTCCTCCTCAGTTTTAGGGTACAAATCTTCCAAATCCCCCGCGAGACGGTGATACTCGCTGTTTTCCTCGATTTCAGCCTTGAGACGGTTCGCCAAATCCTCAATTCGCGTCTGTTGTTTGAGCAGTGTAGTCACGCACTCATCGAGATATTGCGCAGCGGCAAGATAGCCGCACTTGCCTATCGCTCTTCCATCCTTGCCATCTCTAAGAGCTTCCTCTTTAAGGTCAGCAAGGAACCTCACCAGAGTTGCCATACGATTTGGTGCATAATTACTCACTTTTCATTTCCCTCCTCATAATTGTCTTTCAAGTATCTGTTTCGTCTGCAACAGGAGCATTTCTGGTGCTTTTGCTTATTCTTGCAAGTACCGCAACCGCCGATAGTAATACTGTCTGCGAGAAGCGGATTGTTCGCTATGAAATTCGCTTCCAGTAGCTGGATTGTGTTCAGAAGAGCGCTGTCCATATACGGACTGTCATTCGTCATTCGGTTAAGGCGGCACTTACCTAAAAAATCCAGCAAGTGGTCAAAATTGATATACCTGACTGCGTTGCCGTATAACTTCACGCGCTCCTTCTCTTTCCTTGTCATTAGCGCACCACGGCTCCTCTCAAAAATTCATCTAAGTCACCGGATATACCGGCATCCTCGTCTCCGAAATGTCTCTTTACGACAGCAATCGGGAACTGCTCAATTTCGCTTGCCCAACGGCAGTTTTCCGCGCCGTGGATTTCAGCCCAGCACAGCGGAAACCCGCCTATACCGTCGAACAGTGAACCAAGCGTCGCGTCCGCCGGTAGATACTCGCTTATGCGGCGCAGCAGCCATTTCCAGAACGGGAGAGCGATGCTGTTGCCAAGGGCTTTATATTTAGGCGCATCAGATTCTTTATGTACGCGTCCTTTCTCATCTGTCCACTCACCTATGTCAACCCATCCGTCCGGGAATCCCTGAAGTCTGGTACATTCCAGCGGGGTCAGTCTACGCACTGCGCCTGACTGTCGGCATATATTGTTGAGATTGAGACTTGAGCCACCAGATTCTTTAGCTTGAAGCGTACCGTTCACATCGCCGTTCTCCGTAAAATTTCTGCAATCTACAGCAGCTGAAAGAACATAAGTTGTTGAATCCTCGCGAAACGAGTCCTTTCCTGAGGCGCGTAAGGTGTGTGCTACGAGCATATCGTTATAAGCGTCCTGCCCGTTGTAGCTTCCAGCGTGTGCTCCCGGTGAGAGTGTTCCGGTTACCTGTTGATATGTAAGTGGGACTTGATTTCCGCCAGTTCCCATCCTTGCTTGTAGGCTCGGTACAACCTCGCCGCACTCTCTTATGACATCATTCGCATGGCTCATATCCAATATTGCAGGAACTTGATTCGTGCCGCTTGAAACCGCTGATAATGTAGGTGAGGTCTCTTCTGCATAACCTATACTGCCCGCTTTCGCACCTTGTCCAGACTTAAACGCTGCCACTATATGCTTGTCTGCCACGGTGATGGTCGGCGCAGGATCACCATCCTTGCCGATTCCAAGACCGTTCCCGCTACCGTCGTTCTTGCGGGTATCTCCTCCGCCCTTGAATCGCGTCGCTTTGTCGTTTATTGGGATGACTACCGATTCCGCGCCGTGCTGTTGGGTGCTTGCGACTGCTGGATAAGTGCCTGCTTCAACTGTTCCGGCAGGTCTTTCCCTCTGCTTTCCGCTCTCCGGAGTATCCCCTGACAGGCTGCACGGCTCAAATAATATTTCGTGGGCGGTGCTTCCTCCAAAATCTGCGACAACCGAGATTCTACTGTTGGATAGTTGAACGTTCCAAGTCCGTAGAATGTCATGCCCGACCAGTTGAGCAAGGCTCTTTCCATTTGCGGATTCCTCATTCATATACCCCCTTATCACGGTTAAAACAGATTTTGCCCAGCCGAAGAAGTTCGGCGCATCGGGATTCGTCTCCATCGCACAGTTTAGATAAGCTCCAGTGACATTTAGCGTGCGCAGCAGGGTTTGGAAACAAGTGCAGATTCGACGGATCGTTATTTCGCTTGTTGCAGTCGATGTGATGAACTCGTTCTGAAGAAGTGAGTGCGCGTCCAAGGTGTTTCTCAACCACGCTCCTATGGATATATTTTCTTCTGCAATTTTCGATGACGTACTCGTACCCTCTGTCATCTGCGCGAACAAGTCCATCTGGATTTCGCCAACTCTTGAACCCAAGTTTTCTTGCTCTTTTGGATAATTCGCTTCCATCTCGTCCAAGAAGCGTTGCCACCTCTTTATGGTCTCTTCCTTTTGAAGCGAGAATAATTTTATCCTCTTCTGGAGTCCATCTTCGGATAGCCACTTTGCGCGGCACTCCGATTTTTTCGGCGCGATGCCTAATCGCGCACACGCTTCGACCCAGTCTATCAGCAATATCTCTGTGAGGCATTGAAGCATAATGCTGTCTGATATAATTGTCCTCTTGCTGAGTAAATAGTGGATGTTTGCCCATACTATCCCAATTCTCCTTCTTCTTTGCGGAACGCCGCAATACTGCGCATCGTGAATCTGCGGGTCTGGAATAAAGCCAATCTCAGTCATCATATCCAAGGCAGCTACAAAATCCTCTCCATTATTGCTACTCAACATTCCGGGCACATTCTCAAACACCACAAATTTAGGGTACTTTCCTCTGGTCGATGAATACATCTCGCTGATTACCCTAACAGCTTCAATGTATAGACCAGAACGATTCCCTGCTAGTCCCATACGCCTCCCAGCGATACTCAAATCCTGACAAGGCGAACCAAAGGTGATGACATCTACCGGCTCTATTTCAGCGCCGTTTATCTTCGTTATATCTCCTAAATGTCTCACCAAAAACCACCTCCTTCATGCCAGCGCGAGTGCGTCTGGCTCTTTGGTGCTGGGATGGTAGCACCCGTGTCAAGCGCAAACGAACCAGATGGCGCAGAACTGCGACGTTGTTTTGTGCAAGTATCACAAAATTTCAAGCTTAATGAACGTAGAAAAGCAGCCCTTTCAATTTGAAAAGGCTGTTTTTTTCGTATACCTATACAAATTTTGATGTTTTGGCGATTCCCAAGCGCAAAAATGCGCTTGACACGCCGTGTATCATCCTTGCACCGAAAAAGAAAGAAGCGGATGCCTATGCAGGAGGCCGAGCTTAAAGCCGCGGCAGTCGGCATACTCACATATCTGGCGATTGCAAATGAGGAGACCACGCGGCACAGCGGAGAGGCGGCGGAAATTATGGAGTTTGACGCGCCATACAATCCATCCGCGTTCAAACTGGCGATGCAGTATCTCGCGCGGATGGACATGGAAGAAACGGAGGTGGAGTTATGGAAGCGGTAATAATACTGCTTATCTGTACGGTTATCCCTGTAACAGTTGGTTGCGCGATGCACATCAAATTTGCGCACGAACGGTGGGTTTCTTATTTAGAGCAGAAATCAAGTTACAAACATATAACGGTCTCTCCTGAAATTTTCAAAACAATGCTTTACACCCTCTCCTATGAAATGAGCGCTTTGCCTTACGGCATAATGTGGCATAGACCTACATCACGACGCCATGGGAGCGAGCCTATCTTGGTGTACGGTAGAAATCGGCTCGAACAAGAGCAGATGAACCTTGCTCTGACTGTATACCTCGATAAGCAAGCAAAAGCGCGGGAGAGACGCAAAGAACTCGCCAACGATGCAACTACTGATTCGTTAAAGCAAGTCCAAGACGACCTCCAACGTATCATCGACGGCAATCTCCGCGCCGCGCAGGAGGCCGCGCGGAAAAATCAAGAGATTATGGAGCGTCTATCAGTAACAACCGCTACACACGGAGGCGCACCATGAACAGCCGTGAAGAGGCCGAGTGGCTTTACCTTGAGAATGAAAAACTCATTTATGGCGCTTTGTATCAATATTTCCCGGCGCTCGCGTCTGATGAGGACATTCAGCAGATCGCGGGGATCGGTCTCTGGAAAGCCTGTTTGAACTACGATGAGGATAAGTCGTGCTTCTCAACTGCCGCATACAAATTCATCAAGACCGAAGTGCTGCAGGAACTACGAAAAAGGCGACGCCGAGGCAAAATCACAGCAATACCTTTCACTGCATTGGTGTGCGATTCGACCACCGAGGGCAGAGAAGAGCTGGATATCCTTACCATTAGTCCGAGTCTTGATGACATTGACTGGTGTGACATGGAAACGTTTTGGGCATCATTGACCGAACGCCAGCAGTTCATCGTCAAGGCGCGTATATCTGGGCTGACTGATGAGGAAATCGCCGCCGCACTGGGTTTGTCTCGCACATTGATTATCCATGAAAAGAAAAACATTCGGCGAAAAGCCGAGGAAACATTATGAATGGAGGAGGGCTAAAGATGCCACTACTTAACTACACCACGAAAGTGGATGTCTATACCACGATAGGTGCTATACAGGGGCAGCTTGTAAAGCACGGAGCAAAGAAGATCATGCAGGAATATGACGATGCCGGTCGCATAACGGCTCTATCTTTCCAGATAGACACGCCCAACGGGATACGGGGCATAAAGCTTCCGTCTAATGCAGAGGCGGTTAGGCACGTGCTCGCACGACAGAAAGTCAAATGTGATGTTGAGCAGTCTGAACGAGTTGCGTGGCGTATCATCAAAGACTGGGTAGAAGCTCAAATGGCAATTCTTGAAAGTGAGATGGTGCAGATGGATGAAATCTTTTTGCCATATATGCTCAACAGTAAAGGTCAGACAGTTTTTGAAGCATATCAGAGCCAGCAGTTATGGCTTGGAGATGGAGGAGAAAAATGAGCAAACCAATTTATGTTCCAAAAGGAAAAGCCAAAGAATATGGCGACTATGCGATCAATATTTACACAGGATGTCCACACCGTTGCTTTTACTGCTTCGCCCCGAATGTGCTCCACCGCGACAGAGAGACTTTTCACACAAATGTCAAGCCGAGAGAGAACATAGTCGAGGAAGTCCGAAAGCAGATCGAACGTGAACACATCACCGGACGGCTCATTCATCTATGGGTGCTTTCTCACATTAACTCCTTTATGGTGGTTATGACCCGTGATGGTTTTACCCTGCTCGTTATGGGCTACAACGGCAAACTCGCCATGAAGTTCAAGGAAGCCTATATCAAGCAGTTCAATGCAATGGAAAGTGTTCTTCGCAAGAAAATGATAGCGCGTGAAAGAGGTCGAGCTTCCAGAGAATTTTTAACGGATTCCATACAGCAGTCCGATGAGGATGCGCGTATGCACGGGCACGCCTACTCAACCTATACCAACTGCATCTACAAGGTGCTTTTCGGGAAATCCGCGGCTCAGTTGCGGATGGACTACGGCATAGGCAGGACAGACAATCTCCGAGATTGCTTCTCGCCCGAGGATTTAGCGGCAGTGGACTCTATGGAGCATTTAGTAAGTGGTTTGGTCGCCTGTGGCTGGGAGTATGGGCGGATAAAAGACTTCATCGAGCAGACAAACACACAAAAGGCTTTAATGGCGTGAGGAGGTCACATGACGTTTGACGAACTTAATATCATTATCCCCATATACGAGCGTGGGGAAAGCATAGTTCCCACGCTTCAAAGTCTGCTGTTGCAGACCAAAGACGATTTTTCAGTCACGTTTGTTCTCGACGGGGCGGACGCTGTTGCGGAAGATGCCATTGTCCGCCATTACATCGATCGTCCGTATAATATCTATCTCATGCCGCATAGAGGCGTTGGTGCTACGAGGAATACAGGGCTGATAACTTCGGATTCACCTTACGTTATGTTCCTTGATGCCGACGATTTGCTGCTGCCAAACGCCGTAGGAACGATTCTGAACGCTATTGATCACGGCTTTGACATGATGGTAGGCAAGACCATGCGCGAAGCCGAGAACGGCAATTTTGAGGTCGTAGGGGGCGCACAGATGACATGGATCCATGGACGCGTGTATTCAAGGGAGTTTCTGACGAAGTACGACATTCACTTTCCGGATCTGCCCATGTGCGAGGACTTGGCTTTCAATATGCTTTGCGCTGAGTTCGCCCAGCGCGTCCCTGAGACGCAGTGGCCGATACATATCCAAAGGTATACCCCCGGCTCACTGTCGCACGCAGAGGGTTCTTTGCGGCTCCAAGCTGAGACATACATTGAGACTTGCATATTCTACGTTGAAAGCGCAGCCAGATTCAGGTCACTGGACAAGCTCATGATACTACCCGCCGCGCTGGCCGCTTGCTACTATTACCTCGATTCTGTGGAGCGAGAATTTCCGGGAGATACCGAGCTATATCACAAAATGTGCAAGCAGTTTTCAGACTTGATAGACATCAGCGATTTCTATGCGCTCAACTCAATACCCGAATGGCAAAGCCGCTTTGCAATGGCTTTGGCAACTCCCGCGAGACCGTTCAAGAAAACCTATATACCGGCGCAGACATTTGAGCAGCGAATAACAAATGCGAAATTGGAGGCTTTGAAATGAAGAAACTTACGAAAGAAAGGGTACTATCCATAGAACACAGCATCCTCTTGGAGCAGAACCTTTCCGCCACTTTTGGATTGCCGGATGCAAGCAATGCTTGGCTTGAGGCTTACATTTGCGGCGTTGTCGATATGACGCAAGCCATCATCGAAGCGCTTGAGGATGAGGAGGAAGCACAGTAATGCAAATTAAACTTTTTGAAAATGAGGAATTCGGCAAAGTCCGCACGGTCACAATTGATGGTGTCCCGTGGTTTGTCGGGGCGGATGTGGCTATAGCCTTAGGTTACATCAATCCTCGCGACGCGCTTGCGAAACACGTTGATGCAGAGGATAGGGGTGTCGCGAAATGCGACACCCTTGGTGGCATACAAACCTTATCCATCATCAACGAGAGCGGCACATACAGTCTGATTATGTCCAGTAAATTGCCCTCCGCAAAGCGCTTTAAGCGGTGGGTTACGAGCGAAGTCCTCCCAGCACTCCGAAAGGGAGCTGGGCTTGAGGCCATTGAAGCCCTCAAGATGCTTTCGCGTGAGAATCAGAAGCGGGGCAATGCAGCCCTTTACGCCGCAATCCCGGATATTGATCGAGCCACATACTGCAAGGCCGCTTCCATAACCGGAAAAGAGATTGCCAACCGAATGGGGCTGGATAAGCGGATCCCAAAGGCCGACGTGCCACCTGAGTTTCTGCCTGAATACGATTCTGTGTTCTCCGATGTAACTCACCTCATGGTTCTCAACGAACGATATGGGCTTGGACTATCGGTAAGCCATGCGATCCATCAAAAGAGCAATGCAGTCTAAACAAAAGCTTCGCCCGAAGTCTTGCCACAAATATAATCCTTGTGTATTATAAGAGTGTCATATACGTGGGTGATGTTCAACTCCATATAATGTTACCTCCTTCTCAAACGAAAGCACCGCTTTGACCGGCGGTGCTTTTGTTATTTTTGAACTTCTCGAAAAAGTTACCGATTCAAAAGTGTGGACATGTCCACACTTGATGCAGTAAAATGCGGTTTTTTGCTTAGTGGAACTGGAAATTGCATTTTTCAAAAGTTAAGAAAAAAGCCCCAAAACCTTAGTTTTTTCAAGGTTTTGAGGCTTTTTCTTTGGAGCTGGTAATGTGACTCGAACACACGACCTGCTGATTACGAAGCAGTGTTCTATGAATCTATAACCGCCTCGTGCCAATGGTTTCCCGAACTGGAAATTATTTTGTCCACGTTTTTGTCCACATCCGGACTTTTTTTGTTTTTGCGAAATGCGTCAATAAGTTCAGAATCTGAGAGAAGATCATCCTCGTCGACGTCGGTATAAATGTTGGCTGTAAGCGCCATATCTGAATGTCCCATGTACCGTTGGGCATCCCTAAGTTTGACCCCGGCTTTCTTCAAATCGGTGCAGTAGGTATGTCTTAGATCGTAAAGCACAAGGTCATCGGCTATGCGATGTCCATTTCTCGGCTGCGTTGGGTTGTCCGGATCCGGGTACATTGGTGTGCCATCAGGCAGCAGATCGGACGGATCATATATATGTCCCTTTGCAGTATACTCCGCTCCGAGAGCAATGTCCATATCACGTTTAAGATTTTCCCACCACCTGCGTATACAGGTTTCTGTGACCATCGTTTTTCCGTCTCGCTGGGTAAACAGAAAATCTGTGGAAGATTTCTCTGCAACGGCCTTTTTCAGCTCATCGGCCAAATCGAGCGGGATGGGTATTTGCCGAAGTCCTGCATGAGATTTTGGGCCTCCACCGAGGGCTTTTGTTCCCGACTCAACACTGTCGCGAACAGTAAGAACCCTTTTCGTTAAATCGAGGTCAGCAACTGTCAGAGCGGAACATTCGTTAGGGCGCACACCGGTTCCGATAAGAAACTTTGCCCACAGTCCATGTTTATTGCGTTCCACTACGATGTCGAATGCGTCTCTCTCTGCAGCTGTCAGCGCTCTCCTACGCCCTTTTTCAGCGGCGGGCAATTCCAGTTTCAAAGACGGGTCAAAGATAATCACGCGCGAGGCTACTGCCTGTGAGAACATTGCTTTAATGACTATGCGCAGCTTTGAAACATGAGAAAAGGATTTTGTGGCTTCCCGGTTCAGTATATTTCGCAGGTGCGTGTCTGTTACCGCCTCAAGCTTTTTTCTGCCTATTGCGGGTATGATAATGTTATTTATCATCCGCTCATACATACTGTACGATTTCTCGGTCATAGTATTGCGGCGTTTGGCCGTGCCCGGTTTACGCACTTTCGGCTTAACGTATGTGTCAAGCCAAGTCTGTGCCCAGTCCGCAACTGTGGGATTAACGAGTGCCTTTTCCTTGTTCTCCAGTTCTGCAAGTTTCAGGGCTATTTTTTCCTTGCAGTCCGCCTCATCTCTACCCTTGACGTAGTAGCGCTGCCCCATATATGTAAAACTTGCCGACTTCCGTGCAGGAGATTTTGTCATTTCCTCTCTCCCCTTTTAATCATTAACCTTTGCGCCATGCTCTTATCTCGCGCAAGGCTATCCATGCGATCGCACCTATCCCGATGATAAAGACGAGAAGGAGCACCGCGGCAAATATACTGAGCTGTCCAAAGAGGATAAGCCCCTTGTCGTTCAGATTAAAGTCCATAACGAGGTAGTAACCCAACGAGACTTCGAGTATTCCCGCCAAGAAAAGCAAAATATAGATAATCGGTTTTCTGGACGTAAGTTCCTTAGTCACACGCGCATTTTCTCTCATCAGACCGTCGTTGATAGCGTTCAAGCGGTTTACCTCGCCTTGAAGTCGAACATTTTCCAGTTCCAGTTCGTGAACACGGTCACGCTGATCTGAGAGCTGCTCGCTGCCATTGGCAAGTCTCTCGTTCTCCGCGGTCAGTTCGCGGATCCGCTGCAGGAGTACCTCTCGCTCGTAAGCTGGCTGCAACCCAAACACTTCGTCCGCAGACAGCTCAAGAGCATCGATCAACGCTATCGCGTCAGATACCTTTGGGTTATCCTGCGTGTCTGCGCTTATTTTACAGACAGTCGAATAAGATACGCCTGACTGGTCAGCCAACGCCTGATTTGTCAGTCCTTTTTCCGTGCGAGCTTTTTTGATTTTCTCCGTAAAATCCTCAAAAAACTGCTGCAATCGCTGGTACGATGTCACAATTCTCCCCTCCAAACAAAATTTCTCCAAAAGAAAGAACTCCTGTTTCGACCCTTTTCGACTGACTTCTCCGAATCGAACAGGTATTCTCTTTTTAGGAGATGGACTTTGAAGATTTCATCTGCTACCATCGAAAGCGTAGCAGATACCCGTGCAATGTTCTATCTGCTGCAAGCTCCGGCGGAGGCGGCAACCAAGGCCGGAGCGTTTTTGCAAAAAGAGAAAATCTGCAAGCGTATAGACGCTTACAGTTTTGCGATGGGCGGCGGCAGGGCGGCGTATCCTGCATCTCAGATTCCCTTTCGGGAGCGTCGGGAGCCTTTCCGACCTCAACGCCCAGTGGTATTCTGTTCGCGTCTGCTTATTATTTATCTTCTGTTAAAATTCGCATTATCGCCATTATATCTACCTGAGGGCGAATAGTTCCGCTATCAACAAGATTGAGAAACTTCAAAGCCTTTCTCGTTATTGCCTCAACCATATTCGTTTCATGTACTATATAGGGCTGCCCGCCAATAGTCCAACTTCTCAGTATGTAATCCTCGGTAATTGGAAACATATTCCCAATGTTGAAGCCGCGTTCTCTGCCCGCGACTTGACCGATGTGGTAATAAATACAGTTCCCCTTACCTCGCTTCGCCTCTTCTCTGGCGATTTTCGCTTTAATGTTATCAACTTGAGAAGAAATCGGTATCATCCACAGTAAGCCATTCAGGTCTTTTATAGCGAAGAAAAACGGACGCTTCTCGTTTTTATTATCGACCCAATGCGAATTGGGAAATCTCTTGAAATATTCATCCTTAATGATATACAACCCGTTTTGCGTCATTTGTCTATGTCTCTTCTTTCTAAACAGAAAAGCCCCACGAGGAGACGTGGAGCTTTTCTGTAAGCAAGACACACTCTTGTATCCCGCTGGTGCCAAGCGGTAGTTGTAAGCAAGACACACTCTTATATCCCGCTGATGCCAAGCGGCAGTCAGATGGCGCAGACGCAGAACTAAAGTCCTTTGTCATGGCAAGCAGTCACCCGCTTGCAGAACCATTATACCACATCTTACGCAAAAGTAAACAGAAAAGTCCCTCTGTATTCAATTTTACGGATTGTCCAGCTGTGTCCAGTTGATTAAATACTAAAAAACATACGCAACAAATAAATTGATGGGAGGTAAGGTGTTGTCGGATTATGGACGAACCAAGTTTGAGGAAGAAGTCCTCATGTTGTTTCACAAGGTCGAACCGGAGCGCCGGGAAGAATTTATTTCCCTGCTGCGAAAGTGCGCAGCATCTGAAGAACAGACTCCCTCTGTTCCGGAGCAATCCTTTTCAATAGCTCTTTAACCTCATCAGTCTGGCGCAAAAGCTCATCGCTTTCAATAGCGGTGGGCTTTTTTATTTTGTCTAAAAACTCCTCAACTTCCGCGCGGCAGTCGAGAACATCAGCAATGGCATAGATGTCATCCATAGATACTCTCGGCATGTTGCCTACCCTTAGGCTCTCAATAATGTTGTCCTTATTTGAAACCTTGGCTTCTTCCTGAGCAAATTCATAAGAAATTTGAGAATCATAACATGCACGAGAAAAAATGCCGAATAGTTCCTCTTGCTCCTCTTCCGCAGGCATAATGATTCCCAAGATTTCGTCTACGCTCACACCGAAGTAAGTAGCAAGTTTCCCAGCAGTAGCGCTGTCAGGCAACTGTGATGGCTTGTCCCAACGTTTCCACTTTGTTGTAACGCTGTTGCTTAGTCCCACGTCGGCGGCGGCGCGGGAAGGGCTTACGCCTTTGGCGCGGCACAAAGCTACATATCTGTCAAAAAACACAATTATCGCCCCTTGTTTTTGTGCATAACAACAATTCTAACTGAAAGACGATGACGGTTATTGACTTTCTAACTACAAGACGATATAATATGCCCGTAATCTACTTCGAGTTAGAGAATATGCGAGTATTTATATTTATGGTCAACTATAAATTACCACATTTTCTAACTCTGGTCAAGTAGGAATGTCGGAAAGAGAGGTGGCATTTTGAAAGAAGCATGGACAGGTCAGGTTGTAGGCGACATGCACGTTTACGAGATAACTTTCAACGACATCGCGTCAAAGACTGGCTATAACCCAAAATACATATGCGCTTTGCTGAATGGTTCATATAAAGCCGACAGGGCAAGGAAGAAAATCGAAGCAGCAATGTATCAGCTTATTGCTGAAAAGGAGAGAAACGCATGAACGAATTGCAGGTATTCAAGAACGAAAAGTTCGGCACAGTCCGAACCATCACAGAGAACGGCAGAACGCTCTTCTGCGGGACTGACGTGGCAAGAGCTTTAGGCTACACAAATCCACAGAAAGCCATACGCGATCACTGCAAGGGGGGAACGAAACGTTCAGGGGTCTCCCTTACCACTAATCAGCACGGAGTGACAACGGAGCAAATCACGGAAATGACGTTTATTCCAGAGGGTGACATTTACCGGCTGGCGGCGCGTTCCAAGCTTCCCGGTGCGGACGAATTTGAGCGCTGGATATTCGACGAAGTGCTTGTCTCGGTGAACCACCACGGCGCTTACATGACTTCTGAGGCAATAGAGCAGGCTCTACTCAATCCTGACACGATTATCAAACTTGCAACAACTCTCAAAGAAGAGCGTGAACAGCGCATGGCACTTGCTGCAAAAATCAAAGAGGATGCTCCGGCTACCAATCTTGGTTATGCCGTAACCGCCGCTGATGACTCCATTCTGATCGGCGTAATGGCAAAAATTCTCAGGCAGAACGGGTATGACACCGGCGAGCAGAGGTTATTCGAGACGCTGCGCAGAGAGGGCTTCCTCATCAAGTCCGGCAGCGACAGAAACATGCCGACGCAGCGTGCTCTTGAAATGGGACTGTTCACCATCAAGGAAAACGTGCATGTCACCCCAAACGGCAGTTTCACGACGCGCACGACGTTAGTGACAGGCAAAGGTCAGAGCTACTTCGTCAATCGCTACTGTGGAAAGAAAACGGAGGGGAAGAAATGAGTCCGAATGATGAAAACTTTGTGAACGGCATACGGCCTTGCAGTTTGCCCAAGGAAAAGCTGGAAAAACTGCTCTCCAGAATAAAGTTTAAGCGCGTTCTGGTGGAAGCAGAGTTCGATACCGAAACTTCAAGGGCGATAGCAAAGGAGCTTCAAGAGCTGATTGCGGAGCTTTATCAAATCAAGGCGGACGTGAAATCGCTGGACAGCTATTTGCTTGATGAGTATCTCGACTGCATTGTAGATGTGACAGAGTATTTGCATGAGTACATATCGGTGCAGTTCCCTATACGCCACCATTGCAAGACGCACAAGGCGGTTGCGGAATACGAATCTCGGAAAGCAAGGGCAATGCGAAAGTGGGAGCGTTTCAAAAAGAAGGTTGAGCGCCGCTGGCATAGCACTCAACCCTCCCCCACATCACGAGGTTAGACGTTGACGGCTGCAACCGTTACCATCAAACCCCCGGCGGGAACGGATTAAAGTGCGGGAAATACTTCCTGTCCATTTTGAGCAACGAGCCGCAGCGAAAGCATACGGTTTCAGGCTCCGTTACGTCGAACACTTCTTTGCAGCACGGACACTGAATTGTGTACTGCTCTCGCCCTGCGACCTTCGCAATAGGTTTCACTTGAAAAACTTTCCGTTCCGCCATTTAATCACCCCCTTTGCATGAAAGTGGGGCAAAAGAAAGAGGACGACACCTCTCTCCGGTTCAATATAACACAGTTTCGGGGTGAGGACAATCAAAAATCTACTCTGAGGAGTGAATATCAAATGGACAGCATCGCATCGGTTTTCATTCTCGTTGTCTTGGTTACATGGGGCGTGATCGCCCTGCTCAATCGAATAGTCACGGAAGAAGAGAGACGCCATCACGACAGCGAGCGTGCATGGCAGGAAGCGGGGTACTGAATATGGCTTTCCGTATGCCGCCGTGCAAGGACGCGCACGGCAATGAGTGTCCGGAACGTTCACTCGGCTGTCAGGGTACATGCAAGCGCATGAAGGAGTACCAAGAGTTCCTTAATGAGCATGACCGCGCTGCACGCCAGAAAGAGCGGCTGCTGTCTAAATATCAATTCGAGATGTCTGAAAGTGTAAGGCGATACGGCGGATGCCGCACACCGAGACAGATTTGCAAGGACATCAGGAAACGCGAGGAAAGGAGACTGCGCAATGCCAAGGTCAAAGTTGATGCGGGATCCCGCTGAGGACGTTATTGCCGAGGAGATACGCAAGAACTACGGCGGAATGATGAATCTGGCTACGGTTCAAAGCTTTCTCGGCGTCAAGGATTGCAGGACTGCCCGACGTTTCCTTAACGGTGTTACAAGTTATTCCATAAATGGCCGAAGCATGTGGATGGCCTCTGACATTGCTCACAGGCTGGTGGAGGTAAGGGACTTATGATGATCGTCGCCACTATCCCCCAAGGCAGCTACGTAAAAATTGCCGCGAGCGCCGTAATGCCGTGGAAATCCATCGACGCAATCGCCACTGTCACGACGCGTCTGACCGAGCCGCAAGAGGTCATAGACCGCTGCCTTAACTGCACATGTCCAGAGTGCTGGAACTGCATTGCATCCCGCAGCAAGCGCGCAAAAGCAAGAAAGGAGGCTCAGTAATGGGTGCGTGTCATCAATGCAAATGCTTCTACTGCGAAAATCTCTGCACCAAGAAGTGCCCTATCGGGCGCGTGTGTTCCACCTGCTATAAGGGAACGAACGGCCAAAGCTTCAAGATCACGCACTGCGACAAGCAGGTTCCTTACGATCCTACATACACCGTCACAACCGCCCCGCAAAGACCCAAGCACAATCGTAAACCTTTGATCCGCAAAAACAAGCGGACAAGCAATAAGAAAAAAATAGGAGGATAAAAATGGGATATTACAGCGGAATCATCGAACACGACACCGGTATGCACGCCGATGCCGATCAGCAGGTCGCCGGACAGTCCATGATGAGGGTGGAGGTCACCCTTTCAGAGTACCGCGACCTCGTCGAGAAAAACGCCATTGCGTCGCATAAGCTCGGTCTCGCAAATGATCGTATCACCGAGCTGAAGCAGAAGCTTTACGATGCTCTGAAAGTCCTGGACGCGGACAACAAACTGACCGCCATGCAGAAAGAAGACTTTCAGAAACTTCTCGGCGACTATCAGGTCAAAAAGTAATTTTAACAGGAGGAAAATCATGCTATGAACGAATCTCTTATGTCGCGCTCCCCTGCTACTCAGATGAGCGTCTATCAGGAAAGCAAGGAGCTTTCCGAAATCAAGGGTAAGATGTACCTTGCCCGTCAGTTTCCCCGCGATCCTGAAATGTCCATGCAGAATGTTCTCCGCGAGTGCCAGAGGAAAGACCTTGCGGAAGCGGCGCAGTATGAGTTCCCGCGCGGCGACAGCGTTGTCAGAGGCCCGTCTATCCGTCTGGTGGAAGTCCTTGCCCGTCATTGGGGCAACATCATGTCCGGCATAACCGAGGTGGATGTGCAGGACGACACGACGACAATAAAGTGCTTTGCATGGGATTTGGAGACAAATGCCTCCGATGAAAAGACCTTCTCCGTGAAGCATGAGCGCTCGACGAAGAAAGGCAGCTACCGTCTGACCGACGAGCGCGATATCTATGAAATGGTCGCCAACAAGGGTGCAAGGCGTAAGAGAGCCTGTCTGCTGGCCGTCATGCCCGGCTGGTACGTCGATGCGGCGCTGGAAGAGTGCGACAAGACGCTTTCCGACTCACTTTCCAAGAGCGGAGAGAGTTTGGAAGAGATAATCGAAAAGACAGTGGCCGCCTTTGCTGGCTTCGGTATCACCCCAGAGCAGATCAGCGCCAAACTCAACAAGGATATCGACAAACTCAGCAACAACGACATCGTCAAACTCCGTCATCTGTATTCCGCCATCAAGGACGGCTTTGTAAAGGCCACAGATGCCTTTGGAATCGCTTCTGCTTCCGATGCTGCTCTTCCCTCTACGGACGAGGAAAACGCGCTGGAAGCCCTTAATAAGAAGCTTGCAAAGAGCAGGGAGAAGCGCAGTGGAACTGACGCGTGATAATTATTACACGCCTGAGGTCGATTGGGAGTACATGTCGTGCTCCCAATATCAGGCATGGAATGAATGCGAGGCGCGGGAACTGGCTATTCTGCAGGGGCGCTGGCAGCCGGAGGAGAAAGAGGCCTTTCTCGTCGGCAATTACTTCCACACGCACTTTGAATCCCCGGAAGCACACGAGCAGTTCTGCAACGAGCATTTCGACAAGATATTCAAGACCAAGACCATCAAAGGCAAGGGCGGCATGCCCGACCAGACGGTCGTTACCGGCAAATATGCTCCCTATGAGCAGGCTGACAAGATGATACAGACCGCTGAAAATGACGAGTTGATACAGTCTCTTGTCGGTCTGCCGGGTGAGAATGAAATGATAATGCACGGCAAACTCTTCGGCGTGCCGTGGCGTATCAGGCTCGACAAATACGTCCCTGACGGGCGCATGATCATCGACTACAAGACCGTTGCAAACATCGGAGAGCTGAAATGGAGCGATGAACTTCACGAAAAGGTGACGTTCATAGACGCTTACGGCTACATGATGCGTGCCGCCGTCTACAGCGAGATTGAAAAGCAGTACGCAGGGAGCAAAGAAGACCCACAGTTCATCATCATCGCTATATCGAAGCAAGACCCGCCTGATAAAGACGTGCTCAGTCTTAATCACCGACAGCGATATGACTATGAGCTTGAGAAAATCGCCAAGCGCTTGCCCATGATCCAGATGATAAAAGAGGGGCGCACAAAGCCCAAGCGCTGCGGGTACTGCGATTACTGCCGCGCAACTAAAAAACTCTGGGGGATAAGACCTTATTACTCACTCATGCCCGAATTTCGAGAGGAGCGCGAGGATGATGCAGCCGCAGAGTTCCGTCCTGAATGAAAGAGATCGTTGTTGGGTCGTTCATAAGCGCCGCGCTTGTTGGAGTTCGTGCCCGCTTTGCGGAGCATCCATAAGGTGGGTGCGCTTATGGGACGGCACATACTCCCCTTGCGACGAGGAACCGGTTTTATTCTGGGTTCCGGAGAACCAAAAGGGGCGGTACAAGGTCGTCCTAAAGGGCGAGATTTGGGAGCACGTCTCTCTCAAAGTCCCACCCGGAAAGAAAGCAAAATATGCGAGTCTCCCGCATTATTATTCATGTCCCAAACTCCGTGCCGAGCGCCGGGAATGGGCATTACGCCACAAGGAATGGTAGGAAAAATCTATGCTTAACAAAGTATTGCTTCAGGGGCGTTTCGTCAGAGACCCCGAAATTCGCACAACGCAGAGCGGTAAATCTGTCGTGTCTTTCACTCTGGCCGTGGATCGTGATTTCGCGCCGCAGGGTCAGCAGAAAGAAACCGACTTCATCAACTGTACCGCTTGGAACGGCACGGCTGATTTCATCGCCAAGTATTTCTCCAAAGGCAGCATGGCTACCCTCTGCGGCAGCTTGCAGATACAGAACTACACTGATCGCGACGGCAACAAGAGGACTTCCCCGAATGTCAACGTCGAGAACATCTATTTCGCCGGTGACAAGCGCTCCGAGAAGTCCGAGGGTAAGCCGAAAGAGCAGCCCTCATCAAAAGACGAATCTGCATATTCTTCCAACTCCAATCCTGCGCCGAAGCAGACGTTTGAGGAACTGGATGGCGATGGGGACGACCCGCCTTTCTGATGCGAGGTAGCACATGAGAGACAGGACAACAATTTCAAATGAGGTCGTGGGGCGGTATTCTTTCAGCCGCCTCACACCCAACGCACAGGCGCTGTATTTCCATCTCTGCTTTGCCGCAGATGATGAGGGCGTTGTGCATGATCCGGCAGCAGTGCTCAACAAGGTATGTGCAGACAGTCTTGATCTGGAAGAGCTGATCTCCGCTGACTTCATCACCAGTCTTGGCGAAAGCGGCGTATTCATCCGCCATTGGGCACAGCATGTCGGGATAGATGACTAAGGAGGGGGGCACACATCATGCCTTGCATAAACATCTTCGATCCCCAAATAGCCACGAAGTATGGTGTCAATGCCGCCATTCTCTTCGAGGATATACTCGTCAATAGCTTAACGTCTTACGATGGTCGGCGATGGTTGCGCAGCAGCGTGAGACAATTCGGAGAGAAGTATCCCTATATGTCAACAAAAGCAATAAACAAGGCGTTAAAAACGCTTGCAGACGCAGGACAGATTACGGTCGGCAACTTCAACGACGACCCGCACGACAGAACACTGTGGTACGCAGTCTGCGACGAGCGTTACTTGAGATAGTGTGGAGGTAAAAGTGGAACAGGAAAGAGATTTCAAGGGTGTATGGATTCCCAAGGTCATTTGGCTCGATGTGCGGTTAAGTGCGCTTGATAAGCTTATCCTTTCAGGAATTGCCTGCATTTGCGCCGTCGATGAATACGATTGTTTTGCCAGCAATAAGGCAATCGCGGACTTTTGCGGGTGCAGCGAATCCAAGGTAACAAAATCAATATCCCTACTTGCCAGTATCGGTTATTTGCAAATCAAGTCCTTTGACGGCAGGGAGCGAAAAATGAATATACCTCCCCAATATGCAACGCTATGGAGGAACTACCAAAATGGCTGAAAAAAGATTCTTTTGGCTTAAATTGCAGGAAGATTTCTTCAAAAGCAAGCGCATAAAAAAACTCAGGAGAATCGCCGGGGGCGACACCTACACGATCATCTACCTCAAGATGCAGCTTATGGCAATAAAAAACGGTGGGTGTCTGGAATACACAGGGCTGGAAAGTTCTTTCGCAAGGGAACTGGCGCTTGACATCGACGAAGACCCAGAAAACGTGGCGATAACAGTCAACTTTCTGCTTTCGTGCGGCCTGATGGAAACAAGCGATAACGCCGAATATTTTCTCCCCTACGCCGTGCTGAACACCGGCAGCGAAAGCAGCTCGGCACAGCGGGTCAGAGATTATCGGGAACGGAAAATGTTACAGAAAGATAACAGAGCGTTACCTTGTAACACCGATGTAACAAAGTGTAACACAGAGAAAGAGATAGAGTTAGATAAAGAGATAGATAGAGAGATAAATATATATAATAACTCTCAAAAAGAAAGTAAACCAAAGAAAAAGTTCTCTTCCGACGATGGCGATGCTCCACCAGATGTCAGCCCCGCAAGCGGCACTGACGCGCGCCCCCAAAAGGAAGAGAAAGTTTTCGACGCAGACAGCGACGCCTATAAGGCCGCAGCATACCTCGCTCAGAAAATCGAGAAGAACTATCCAAACGTGAAACCACCAACCGAAAAGGATAAACAGCGCTGGGCGGCAGACTTTGACAAGTGTAACCGCATAGACGGCTACGATTGGTGGGACATCTCCGATGTTCTCCGTTTTTCACAACAGAGTCCTTTCTGGCGGAAGAATATCCTCTCAGGGAAGAAATTCAGGGAAAAGTACGAACGGCTGCTGATTGAAATGACGGAGGAGAATCGCAAGAATGGCAAGTGATGATAAAGAGCTTCTGTATGCGATTTCGTATAACCAGAACGCAGAACTATCCGTAACCGGTGCTTACCTCATTGACCCCCACTACCTGAACCGTGTCGCGGGGACGCTACAAGCGGAGGACTTTATGAATCCCCTCTGTGCAAAGCTGTACACCGCCGCAACAAAGGCATTTAGGGAGGGCAAGATTCTTGACCCTGTAATGGCGCGGGACGTGATTCTCCACGACACGCCCGACCCCGACGCCTTTCTTGTCAACTGCATGAACATGTGCCCGTCAGTTTCCGCTGCGGAAGATCACGCCGAGTACATACACGCTCAAGCAAAGGAACGGCGGCTTCGATCGAGGATAGACGAAGCCCTCACCTCCCAGTCAGGGGATGGCCTTGCCGTGGAAATCGCCGGGATATGTCAGGACTACATAAGCGGCAAGCTCGGACGGAGCCACACCATGGCGCAGACGCTGAACAAGCTCATGGATTCCCTGTCGGCTCCCCCGGCAAACCGAGTTGAAACCGGCTTCACAAGAGTGGATGCTCTGCTTAAAGGCATGAGAGCTGGAAACCTTGTGATAGTGGCAGCTCGACCGGCAGCGGGCAAGAGTATTTGGGCACAATGCGTAGCCATGAATGTGGCGAGAACCGGAAAGTCCGTGCTGCTCTACTCGCTCGAAATGAGCGACGAGGAGTTGGGCGAACGCATCATCTCCGGAGCATCCGGGGTACAGCTCGACAGAATCACCGATCACGACCTCGACGAGCAGGCTTGGAAACGGCTCTCGGATGCGTGCCAATATCTGTACGACCTGCCGCTCATAATCAACGACGATCCCGGTGTTACCACCAGCAAGATACGCGCCGAGGCTCGAACAACGAAAAACTTGGGGCTGATAATAATCGACTTCATGACGCTGATGAAGAGCGAGGGCAAATATGACAGCCGAAACCTTGAGGTTGGGGCGATAAGCCGAGAACTGAAGCTTTTGGCGATGGAGCTTAACATCCCCATCATCGTCATTTCACAGCTCAACCGAAGCGTTTCTGACACGGACAGACCTACTCTGGCGGCACTCCGTGACAGCGGTGAGCTTGAGCAGAACGCCAACAAGGTCATTTTCCTGTGGAACATTGACGTCGAGCAGGGCATAAAGGGCATCGCCGTAGCGAAGAACCGTCAAGGCCGATGCGGAGCCGTGCAAATGCGGTTCATAGGCGATCAGATGCGTTTCGTGGAAATGCGAGCCGACGAGGAGGTTTGGTCAAAGACCACTCCCCCTCGCCGTCGTGGAAAATGGGAGGATGACGACTGATGGTTTTGATACCGGATGACCCCATAGTGCGCAGTATGGAGCGCACAGGATATCCGCCGTGGATGCAGGACGATATCTGCGGCAACGATGATAACGAGAAAATCGAAGGCTGGCCAGAAAACTGGCATGAGGAGGAGAAGAATGAAGATCACACTTGATCCCGGTGCTTATGTGCCTGTGAGAGCACATGCCACCGATGCGGGGCTTGACCTCAAGTCCCCGAAGCTTGTATACATACCGCCCTATTCCAGCGTTGTGATAGATACCGGCATCCACGTTGAGATACCAGAGGGCTACGCCGGGATGCTCAAGAGCAAGAGCGGGCTCAACATCAAGCATGACATCACCAGCGACGGGGTCGTGGACTGCGGATTCACTGGAAGCATACAGGTGAAACTCTACAACCACGGCAGCCACGGCTACGAAGTTAAGAACGGCGACAAGATTACACAGTTGGTTCTTACGCCAATCATCACCCCGGCAATCGAGCTTGTGGATGAGCTCAAGGACACCGAGCGTGGAAGCAAAGGCTTCGGGAGCAGCGGACGATGAGTGTTTACGATATTTGCATAGCGACCGCGGTTCTCGTATTTGTGATGCTGGCGATTATGACCATCTACGTCAGCATCGTTCAAGAACACCTTGCGAAGATGAAAGAGCTTGTTGAAGAGTCCGCTTGGGCTGACAAAGAAAAGGTCGAAGCCCTCGACGAGAGAAAGTATACCCCACGCAAGCCCGAACACCTCGCGCCGGTCGACGCTGACTTTTTCATTATGCCCGACGGGACGAAAATTCACAGAACGAGCACCACGAAGAGACGCAGATAGCCGTCAGAGGTCACAGGAAGCCGTACAACAGCGTTTCGGGCGCTCGGTAATGAATTTACATGTCCAAAGTCCAAACGCTGTCAAAGCGGTCACAAGCGGCCTTTAACGCAAAGGGAGGAATGCGATGGTTGAAACAGAATACCCACCTCGGTGCTCAATGCGGATGTTCGAGGGAGTGAGGACACAATACCCTCTTTTCCGAGAGAATGGCCGTGCCCTGTACTGGACAATCGAACATCACGCGGAGGTAAGCCTTGGGGACTATGAGGTAGTGAAGAAAGGCAAAAGCTATTATTTCCAGCAGCTTGGCAAGGCTGTTGAGTTTTTCAATCAGGAGGGATAAACAACGCTCAGAGTAACTGATGACTTTGAAATACTGATACAAGGCGGGTCAAATGACCTTCTTACACAGTACGGCACTCTGACCGCAAACATGTACAGGAGTTTCATCGAAAACGATGTAGGCGAGCCAGCAGAAGTCATGTTGATGCTGACAAAGGCGCTTGTAGCGGGCATAGAAGCTGCGCAGAAAGGTGGCGAAGCCGATGGAGATTAAGGACAGCGGCGAAAGAACAGAGTTTGGAACCGGCGCTGTGCGCGATATGCACACCGGGAAAGGTAAAATGGATCTTCTGCCTTGGGCGGCAATCATGGAAGTCTCCAAGCACTGTGAACAGGGAGCTTTGAAATATGGCGAGCACAATGTTGATCGAGGCATCCCCCTTTCATCGCTTTGTGATTCTGGGGCAAGACACCTTGCCAAGTTCTTCGACGGTTGGGATGACGAGCCGCATCTTACCGCCGCCGTTTGGAATCTCCTATGGGCGCTGGAAATGAAACTCAAGCGTCCGGATATGTGCGATATACCTTGGAGGGCTGAAAATGATAAAAATTGAGAACGATGAAATCTACGGTTGGAGAGCGGCCATCCGCGGAATGAGAAATCCTAAGAACTCATGGGAAAAGAGCGACAGCGAATTTGACAGGAAAGTAAGCACCTATTTCGATGAGAACGATGTGCCGTGTATAGACTTCAGAAAGTTCGTCATAGGTCCGGACGACTTGAAGCTTATGGTCAAGCTTTGCAACGCCGGTACAGACCACGGGAAATTCATGCGCATGATTACTGTCACCGCAGACATCACCGCGCCGCTGTATTGGTGGAAAGAGTATGATACATACAAGGTCGGCACAGTTGCCAACTCGTGTTCCACCATGCACACGATAACTGACAAGGAGTTTGAACTTGACGATTTCAGCCATGAGCATCTGATCGACTCGCCTTTGGTTGAGGAAAAGCCGGGGCAGCCTGCCTTACTGAATATGCAAGCGCGGGAGATATTAGTAGTTCTCGTCAATGTCCTGAACGCCGCCAGATTCAACTACCTCAAGACGAAAGATAAGAGATACTGGTGGCAGATAATCCAGCTTCTTCCGAGCAGCTATAACCAGCGGCGAACGGTGCAGCTCAACTATGCGGTACTGCGGAACATGTATCATGCACGAAAGGGACATAAGCTCGATGAGTGGAGGGACTTCTGCGCATGGATGGAGACACTTCCCTACTCAAGGCTTATAACTTGGGATTTGACATGAGATACGACAGTCTTGAGGATATGCCCCCGGCGCTGCGGCAGCGTGTGGAAAGTCAGCTTGCGAGAGATCGCGCTGCCCAAACCAAGAGGCGGCTTGCGTCAGGTTTTGCCGAGGCAAGCAAGAGTGCAGGGGCAGCTCTTGAAAAAGACGCGGACGCTTTTCGCCGACTTAGTCAAGATATGGCAGCAAACTGGCAGGAGAAAAAGCCCAAGAGGAAGTACAACAATCAGCCGACTGAGCGTCTTTTGCCAAATGGCGAGTGCATCAAGTTTGGAAGCAAAACCGAGGCAGCGTATTATGACGAGTTGGTCTTGCGGGAAAAGCTTGGTCAGGTGCGAAAAATTCGCTTGCAGGTGGAATACCTGCTGAAACCGGCATACACGGACGGCGAGACCGGGGAGCGTATACCGCGAATAGCATACTTCGCGGACTTCGTTTTCGAGGAACTTCGCGAGGATGGGAACTGGACGACCCGTATCGTGGACACCAAGGGCGGCGGACGGAAGGGCACCAGCACCAAAACCTTTGCCATAAAACGCAAGCTCATGGCAGACAAGGGCTACTTCATCGACACGATCGAGCGACGGAGGTGATTTTGTGACACCGGAAGAGTACACGGCATGTAAGCGCCGAGAGTACATGCGCAAGTATCAAGCCGAGTATTGGCGCAAAAATTCCGATAAAATCAAAACTCAACGCAGAAAACGACGGGATAAAAGGATTGGTGACGAAGAAAAAGTTTAGACTCTGTTGCCAAAGTTCCGTTTCCGTCATATCATACAAGAGAACATAGAAAATTTCAGGCAGAGTGCTCAAGA